TTGCGCCACAGATCCGATACACATGGGAGAGAAAGGTTCACGGAGGATGTCCGGTTTGTGCTAGCCTGCCCCGTCATCTGATTCCGCTTGCCCCTTCTCTCCGCTATATTGGGTTCCGTTGTTAAAGTGCGGTTCGCTTTGATTACCGTGAGCGCTCACCACAAACCTCTCACTGATGCCCGTTCAGACGTTCCTATGAGGTGGACCTTCATCATACATCTGTTCTAAATGGGAGTCAAGAAATTGGATTACCGTCGAGGTCCATGTGCCACTCATCGAGTTTTTGACAGGTAAGATGGCATAGCCAGATCCAGCGATCATGCAGGACAGTCTGATCAATGAACAACAGAATGCGGATTGCAATGCGGTTGAATAACATTTGAGACTCCTTTTATTGTCAGTATAGCATATTTTTTGACAGTTGACTGAGTATGCAGATGCGCATATAATAAGCATACTACGGAGGCAAGATATGGCAAATGATCGTACAAGTGTAGTCCTGACCGATCAAGACCGCGAATATATCAAGGAGATCAAAAACATAGAAAATCTGGACAACGATTCGAGCGCCATCCGCTGGGCAATCCGGCAGCAGGTCAAACGTTCAAGAAAGAAATTGCTCAAGCAGCAACAGAGTTAAGGATAGCTGCAAAATAAAGGACGTGTTCCCTGTAGGCTGGGAACACGTCCGGTCAAAAGGAAACTCAACACAAAAGGATTATAGCACATGGTTATCAAATCTAAGCGAAGCATCATCCAGGAAGATGCACCTATCATTGAAATTCCCACGCTGCCTGGTTATGTTCTTGAGCACATGAGAGAGATTATTGAGAACATCCTCAATGGCAATCTCCTCCTGCTGGGATTGGATGTCGGATACGGTGTAACGAAAGCTCTGTCATGGGGATTTGAACCGATCCTGTTCAAAACTCTGTACGGTTACGGGCGTGACCTCGGTTATGACACCGACAAAATCTTGAAGCAAAACCCTGGCGAATCCATTATTACCGAGGAAGGCAAATGGTTCGTGGGGAAACTTGCCTCAACTCACCTTGCGGCCCGTGAACAGCTATCTCTCCGTGGACGCGATGATGCCAATGTAGTGCGTCGGCTCATGATGCTGGCTGCTATTGGAAAGATGTTCCCTGGCCTCTATCGCAATGACCCTATTCGCGTCATTGTCGCCACGGGATTGCCCGAAGGTCATATGAAGGGCGCAGATCGCCTGAAGCATGAACTGGTCGGGCACTGGATGGTCGAGACAGATCAATCTCGCTTCCCAGTTGAGATCGAGTATGTCAGCGTGATGCCGCAGCCCACGGGCACAATCAATGCTTACAGCCTGCTCCCCAATGGCGCAGAAAATCCGCGCTTTATCTTCAACAAGATTGCAGTTGTGGACAATGGGAAGTTCTCTGTTGACCTGAGCACCGAAGAAGCTGCGCTGCATGTAGAGGCACAATCGGGCACTTCTGAGACGGGAATGCACACTGCCTTTGAGCGTCTTGCCAATCGATACAACACGATGTTCGGAGAGTATCCAGAAGATCGCACTGTCGAAAGCATCCTGCTCAATGATGGCAAGTTCAAAGTCTATGGCGAAGCGCAGGATTGGAGCGCGGAAGTCGCAGATGACTTGAAGCCAATGCGCGAAGCTACCATTGCGCTGTGCCGCGAAAAGATTGGTCGGGCAGCCCAGCATGAACTGATTCTCAATGTCGGTGGTCCTGCACCCCTGGTAAAAGAGCAGATCAAAAAGGAGTATCGGCAGGCCATGATGCCCGATCACTCCCAGACAACAAACGCACTCGGATACCTGCATTACGCCAGCTTTATCGCCAGCGAATTATAGGGGTGTTACAACCGTAACACACGTAATACGTCTGTAACACCGAGGAGCGTGGCATGGCAAAAACAAGGCACAGGATCGCCATAAACGCATGGCTTTACCCTGAACGGGACAGTATGCTGATCGAGAGACTGAAAGACTATCAGGGAGACAGAGCCACGTTGATTGTCAAGGCGCTGGAGAATTATCTGGAAATCCCCGCCGATCAGCGTCGTGATCCGGCAGAAAGACTCGTGGAGGAGATTGCGCAACTTCGGCAGGCGATCAATCTTCTTCCGAGTCGACTATTGAACCAGCTTACAACATCACTGGCCGGTCTTGTTATCCGAAATCGCGGGAAGGATGACGATGATAGCGAACTGGACACAAAGCCAGTGGTTACAGATGCTGAATTGAAGCGCCGAAGAGAAAATCGTTTAGCCAACAGATGGTAAGGAGAATGTCTATGAAACACAATCTACTTCGCGGTATCACCCTTATTGCCTTCGCCCTGCTTATGGTCGCCTCTACCGAGGTGTCCGCCCGTATGCTGTCACCTCGTCCAACCGAGAATGACTTTCTGCGCCAACACGCGCCTGTAATCGATAATATGATCGCCATCGCGCCACTTCGCATCGATGACAAGCTGCCAGACTATAGCAGTCCGCTGCTCAACGTCCGCAATGGTGAGCGTGTCACGGCTGGGCAACCATTGGTAGCCACACACGATATTTATATGTTCGGCAGTTCAACGCTATTTGGCTTCCTGAACTCGGATGAAGAAACCCTGTCCAGCCAACTCCAACGCCTTATCCCCGATGCACGTATCCATAACATGGGACTGGTCGCAGACAACGCGACTCTGATGCTAGCTCATCTCAAGCATACAAAATTGCATCCAGGGGATTCGGTAATTTTCTACACTGGAAGTATGGAATTGATCAATGCCGCGCGTGAACTGGATGGGCAGCACTATGATTTCTGTCGCTCTGCATTGTCGATGGCAAATGACATCCATCTACTGCACTGGTTATGCGATAATCGCATCACTCCTGTACCGCTGGACGACCAGACTCGCGATGATATTGTCAGCCACTATGACAGTGCCATTACGCGAGCTCGCCAGTACACTGAGCAGGCAGGCGCAGCCTTTTACAACTTCCTTGAGCCAACGCAGGCAATGGGAGCGCGGCAAACGTTCTTCAGTTCGACTTATGACGTGGACACAGCCACAGCCTATTCGCTGTATCCAATGCTGTATCCACTGCTGAGGCAGACTGGCGCTATCGACTTAAGCCGCCGCCTGGACAACGTGCCAGGGGCTTACATCGATGACTGGCATACCACGGGATCGGCAAATGCTTTGATAGCTCAAAGTATCAAACAGCATTTGATACTTCCGATCTAATCATCTCTCCACGTCCAGGACGACCCCGACTTCCAGTATTGTCCCCGCCGTGGCTTGCGCTGAAACAACCAGCGCAGGAAACGGCGGATCATAGCGTTAGATTGTTGTAACACCAGTCGGCTCCCTGAAATGCGCCTGTGCCATTGAGAACCCACGCCATCACCGGAATCCCCGCATTACCAAGCAATCGATAAGCATTGAGAACTGCCACAGGGGTCACAACTGCGGACCCTACAGGACCAATCTCGGTCCCAATAACGGGCTTGTTCCCAAACATCTGCCGCCACGCATTGATCGGCGGATTGAAGTCTGAGCCATCGTTCTTTTCCCAGTAACAATGCACGCCAACCCAGTCCGCAGATCGCACGGCTGCCGCAGCATCTGCGATAAACTGGATCTCATTCACGCGCACGCCTGCATAAGCTGGTCCGGGTGAGGTTGCCGGAAACCCTATCTTGCAACCGGGAAACGCATTCCGGTAAGTCTGCGCCACAGTAGCAAAGAACGAGGCGAAGCCTGCCCCATTCTGCCAGCCAACGGACAGTCCTTCACTGACAAGGTTCGGCTCGTTGTGCAGGGCAATCATCATGCCTGGTGCGCTGCCCAGTGCGGCATAGTATTCACGCAGGATCGGCATTGTGATATCCAGAAAGTGTTGAGCAGTAGAGATTGGCGACGTTGTACTGGCCCGCACGATAAGTTGTTTGATGCCTGCGGCCCGTACTTTCGGGATTAAATCTGCTGCCACGGCCTGATTATAAGCAACAGCCAGCGCGACTTCGATATTGTTCCTCTGGATGAGCGCCAGTTCAGTGGGACTGGTCGTCCAGCCTCCGGCATTCAGGCCAACGCCGCGCATCGAAGCGCTAAAAGGCAGAGTCCACGGTAGGCTGGGCGGAAGTGGCGCTGGTGTAGGCTGCGGTACCGGCACCGGAGTCCCATCTGGAACAAGTACAACAAATTTTGCTGCAATCCAGCGCTGATCGCTCGTAGCCAGTTGATACCATGTGTAGCCATCGGCAATCTGGGAAACGTGGGCATACACAACTATGGTAACGCCTGCTGCGAGAGTCGTGACAACCGGATTGCTCAGTCCTGGACCGCTCCGCACTCGCAAACTGTCCGTGGTTTTCACCTTCATGGTGTCACCATTGGTAGCAGGCGGAACTGGTGTGGGCACTACAATGTCCAGTGGTTGTACAGTGGGCGCACCCGTGGCAGTCGCTGTAGCGATGTACCCGATATGTGGCGAAGTCACATGTAGCCATGCCATATCGGGCGCATAGCTATCGACTACTGCATGATCTCCATTAAAGAGGGCAGACGAGGCATTGAAGCCTACGCCTGCACCATCTCGCACATTGATCGCATGTACAATTACCTGGACAACAACACTCATTAGCCGTGTGGCTCCGCTCCAACATCAAGAGACTTCGTGGACTTTTTGGCTATGGTGTTGTTCGCTTTCACTGCGGCTTTTGTCGTAACCGTTATTGTATAAGCCTTAGCGAAAGCGTCCCGACCCATGAGAAAGCGCATACCGAGCAATTGCATACCGAACCATATTTGACCAATGGCCTGCGGAGCATAGTAAGCAGCAATCGCAGTTGCCAGAATTGCCCATAAGGGTTGGATGGCCGTCACGAAAGCAGGGGCAAACAGGGTAAGCCCATAGCTTGCCAGACCATCGACAATAAAGACGATGAACCGAACGAAGTTTTTCTGGTCAGGTGTGTCGTTGCTGGCAAACTCAGTGATGACGAGATTTGCGAACAACGCGATAACGGCTGGCATCAGCAGCCATGCGCCCAGTTGGGTAAAATCGGTTGGGATAGGCGGAATTGCCTGAGCAAAGATGTGAAACATAGTTCTCTCCTTAACTTAACGCCTTATGGCGTATAATCGACCCATGAAAGACGAACGATTCCTGCGTGCTGCACTTGGCTTACTGTGTCTTATTGCTTGCGAGGTGATCTATCTTGTTCAGATTCACCTGCTGCATCCATAATGCAAGCCATATAAATAGGCGTAGTGCTGCCATACGCCATTCCAGTTGCCGTAATCCTCCGCGCCGATTGAGTCAATGGAGTGAGGATAGTCTTCGGTCAATTCCATATCGACAAAGGGATGTTGACTGGTAGCCGTGAGCACACAGGTTATATCTGGCTCAACGACACGTACCTGACTAAGTTTCATCCTCACTGCATTTTCGACATCAGCAGTGCTGAATGAAACATTTAGCGTGTGATTATGGGTCATGATACAGCCCTGACATACACTTGTGTCGATACGTACATCATCGGCAGTGCCATTGTCATAACGAGCCAGGATGTCACCGTTGGCATTGAACAGAATCGCGTGCTCTGTAGGCAAGCCTTGAATAGTGGCCTCGGCAATGCGAATTTTGACCAGTGGAGACTGAGTCGCACTGATCGGAGTGGGTAGAAAAGTACCGAGTAGAAAGACGAGAATGAATAGTTTGCGCATAGTAGTTTCTCCTTGATATATCTACAGTCTACGCTTCTTTGGGCTGCTGTTCCTGACTATCCACTGATACTTCGCGCCCATTTTTCGCAGATACAGACGCGAGAAGCGCAGCGTGTTCTGCTTCAAGGTAGTCAATCGCTTTCTGACAGCGCTCGACTGCTTTGATCTGCATTTCCATCCTCTGCTCATCATCCAACACCTTAAAGGTGCGATAACGCAACGCTTCCATGTCTCGTTCAACCTTCCATGCGTGCAGAAGATTCTCGTTGTTGAAAAGCTGTTCCTGAAGTGTTATGTCTGTCATTTTTTCTCCTATGCTGCTGCTGGCAGCCATTCCCACGGCGCGAATTGCGCCAATATGTCATTTGTCGTTCCGCCTGTGCCGACCTGTCCAGTGACTTTAAATACCTGATCGTTAGATAGCGTCAGCCCTGTCACCGGAAGATAAACAGGCGAAGCAGCCATTGTCGTATTTGTCGATATGCGACAACTCGTTTTTACGCTGCTGCTACTATCGCGTGTAATTAGCACTTCTATGATCATGACCGCGTTAGCGAGAGAGGTGGCGACGGCTGCTGGCTGATAAATGGGAGTGCCACCGAAATCGACTTCGATCTGCTTGGTTCGAGCGTTATTGGCAAAGGTGATTGTGATGGTAGTGCGAAGCGTGTCACCATTATTGACGAGCGTGTTGCCTTTGACTGTATGTGTGAACAGGTCAGTCTTTGTGGTGGTCGAATTGGAGACAGCAGTAACATCAGTGAAGATCATTCCGCCGACACGCGGAAGGTTTGTCGTCTGCGTGCCCGCTGCGATTGCTACAATGTCGCCAAGATGCACGATCCCGCTGTTTGTGAATATGGCGTAATTCGCTGCACCCGTTGTGAGAGATTCAACATACAATCCATATTGCGTTGATACAGTTGCACCGACATTGCCTTTAACGCCGTTTCCAGCATAAAACGCATAATTACTAATAGTGCCAGTATAGCTAGCGTTTGTATCAATACGTGCATAGATACCCGCTACGATTGTTATGTTTTTACTGGTCCCAGCGTTGTCGCTAATTGTTGGGATAAACAACATCCCAAAGAGAGTATTTAAATTAGCGGTAGGTTTTGCAGTTGCCTGGGCACTAATAATAGGTAATCCGTCAGTACCTTGCAAAATCGTTGGCGAAAAACTGATGCCAGCCTGATTCGTGACTGTTGCAGAGACAGATACAGCTAACACACCACTCGCCAGACCTGTGCCTGTGACGCTAAATTGTGACGCTGTTATCGCCGCCGGGGTCGTGCCGCCGATAGCGGGTGGCGTGGTCAGTGCCGTGGTCAGGTCAGCGCTGGCAATTGTGCGCACGCTGACAACGTGACTACCGTCCTGTGCGAGAAAAGACGTAGCGCCACCCGTTGCACTCAGGTCTTGTCCTGTGCCGCCCTTTGCGGTTGACAGGATGCCTGTCAGAACCGAGATGGCAAGCGTGCCACCGCCCGCCGCGTTGGTGTGGTTGTGAGTGGAATTTGTGAAGTCAGCAATCGTCGGCGTGGTCAGCGTCTTGTTTGTGAGCGTCTGCGTTGCTGTGAGTGTGACAAGCGTGTCAGTTACATCAGGCAGCGTGTACGTGCGCGTTGTTGCTGTTGTGATGCTGGATAGTTGAAATTGCGCTTGTTTGGTCGTATCGCCATCGTCTTGCAGGGTAAATAGCGTGTCTTTGAGTGTGACGGTATTAGTGTTGCCAATGGTCTTATTGGACAGCGATTCTGTACCCGTTGGGCTGGTATAATCCGTACCCGCCGCTGCAATGCTCTGTATGCCCGTTGTGGTCGTATTCTTGACGATGCCAGTGCCCAGCGCGCCCATAACCTGAGCGTTGGGTACGTTGCTATCGGCAGTCCGCAAAAGGAATTGGGCGGGTAGTGTAGCGGCCTGTGAACCAGTACCAGGGCCAGCCGTTACGCCGCCTGTAAGCTGATTGATGCCCGCGCCCTGAAACTTGACGAAAGTGACAGCAGTTACACCGATGGTAATCGCAGATGAATTGGAACACAGGAATGCTGTATCAGCATTAACTGTGCCTTGCAAGGCGAACGCATACGCCCCGATGAGTTCAGCGCTAGTATTTGCATCTACGGTGCGCGTGAGCACAAAGGATACGCCGACAGCACCCGCTGTAGTGCAGACGTAGATACCGTTCTGGAACTGTGTTGTCTGATCTTTGACACCGATACGCATTCCGAGCGTAACCGCCACGCCATCCACCGTAAGTACGCCTGTCAAAACGCCGGTCAGCGTGGCTCCTACGCCCGACGAGCCGTTGACATAAATAGCCGTTGGCAGGGGTGCATTGGTCCACAGAGCGAGGTCGGCTTTCGGGGCGAGGCCATTGATAGCGTTCTGGACAGCGTTATCGGTGTAAGTCTTCGCTGCCTTTTGTGACGGGATAAGACTATCACTGTTACCAGCAAATGAGCCATCAGTGGATAGCGATAATCCGGTGTCATTGATTGTGGTTGCGGTAATGTCATCCCACATAGCAAAGTCACCGATCACCGTAGATGGCACGCCTGTAACTGCTCCACCCGCCGTGGTTGCATCCCACTGGGTTCCGTTGTAGGTAACAGTGACCGTGCCATAATTGTTGGACAGCACCAGAGTCGAGGCTCCGTTGATGTTGCCCGATGCAGGCGTTATCGTGATATGGTGAGTAGCAGCATCACCTTTGCCATCATGAATGACATAGGTGACACCCGTGGATGGGGTTGCTGGCAGATTAACCACTGTAGCTGCGCCAGACGTTTTGTCAATCGATATAATGTCATCGCTGGTTGCGACTGTGACCGCGCCTGCGGCAGTGACAACCCGTGTCTTGCGCACCTTGCCAGATTGCGTCGTTTCAATGCCTGGGATAGTGATGTTGTTGCTGTCATCGATGATAACGCCGCTGTTCTGGATAGTGTCCGGCGTTGTACCACCAGGATTATCATATCTGGCGATAGCATTGTCAGTCGATGAACCAGGACCAGTGACATTCCCACTGCCGCCTGCACCCTGCACATTGACAAGCTGACGATTGTCCATATACGTGTCAGTGTCAAGCACAGTAGTCGCTGTATCTTTGAGGTCATACGACCATGCTGCCGTGCTGCCGGGTGTACACAGTGCCAGCGCTTCATTCAGGTCATCAACAGTAAGCGCCTGCACCAGAGACACTGGTGTTGAGGCAAACACCTCGGTAGTGGCATAGTCATTCTTAACGAAGATAACTACGCAGCAATGTAGGCCAGAGGACGGCACAAAGCTGGTGAGGTCAATGTCATCGCCCTGAAACTCATAGGCGAAGTTGGAGATAATAGGGACCCACTGCCCGATATGGACAACCATTGAAGGTTGATCAGTGTTCTGGGAAACACGAAGCGTGGAAAGCTGGTCCTGAGTCGATCCGTCTCCAGCCCCGATAGCCGCAGGGGGATTTTGTACTGGGTAGTAGCCCGAAATGACAGCGGCATGAACATCCACGTCATCGATGTAGGGTTCGGTGCTGCCATCGTACTTAATTTTTACATTCAAGCCATCCGTGAGAGCAGTTGCAAGTTGCTTTGAAGGACCACGTACCAGCGTAGGCGTGGAATAGCCGTTATCCGTCAGAAAACGTACCCAGACTCGTCCTGAGCCGACCCAGTAGGGATCATTGATATTGCCACTGCCATCTCCCACGATAGCAGTATTCCACTCGATATTGAGGGACTGACGAAAAGCGCCACGTGCGCGACTCTGCATTACGTTGCTCAATTGTAAATATCTCCCGCTGTAATGCTAACGCCCGGTGCGACGCGCGGCTTTTCACCGCTGTTAGCCCATGTCTTGGTGTACCCGCAGGGGGCATCAAAGACAAATATCTGGCCCTTGTGGCTACCGAGACTACTATCGTTTCGACGAACGCGCAGCACGGCATCACCCGACACATTCTCTATGAAGGTCCATGTGACCGTACCCGCTCCGGTCAGGTTCTCTGCTACGTACAATTTGCATACACCGCCAACGCTGACAATGACTGCGATCTTCTTGCCCCGTAGCATCGTGATTTTGTTGGGACCATCGACAATTGCACCGCTGGCAGGCGTAGTAATGGCGGTCAGGCTACCCGTACCGCTCATAATATATAGACAGGTTCCACTCACCTCAGTGTCCAGACCGATGACGGCCTGTGGTGTGGACGAACTTCGCTGCGAAGTAGCATCTGAACCAACCTGGAAGTAGGGGATAACGATGCTGGTAGGGTTCCCGCCCAGACTTGCGGCAAGACTGCTATAGGACCCGCCTAGCGTGCTGGCCTTCAGCACCGTGGCTACCCCTGCTGCATAGCTAACGCCTGTTACGTTGGCAAGGTCGAAGCCACATTCAACAGGGGGCGATGAGCCAAGATCGAGTGCGCTACCAATGGTAGCCCCATAATCACTGATGAGGCGCACATTGGCGTTGGCGCTGCTGCCGTAGGTCAGGATAACTTTGCTGACCCAGCACGGTCCACCAGGCGGCAACTGAATAGTCGCGCCCCAGACTTCCATTGTTGTTGAATCTGTACCGCCCAGATCGACCAGTCCGCCTTCCTGCGGGAAATTATTTACTGTTAGCGAATCGAATGTCAGAACTGGATAAAAGAAAGTAGTGAAATTGCCCGATGTAAATACACGGCAACTTAGCAAATGGCGCGTTGACGGGAACGTAATCTTACAGGACAGCGGATAACTGTGGTCAGTCGGAGACAGTCCTGAAGTGCTGCCCTGAAAGCCTAGCCCAGCAGTCCAGCCCAGTGTACCAGTAGGCCAGCGTGCCGGGTTGACACTCCAACCTGCCTGCGAGGCAGTGAAGTCGTAAGTAACAGTTTGCCCATCCGGGTTGCTGGTATAAACTTCCACACTTCCAGCCACGCCTGCACCGCGTATCTGGGTATAAGCTCCGCTGAAGGTGGCGCTTTTCGACCATACTGGCGGATGTGCCAGAACATTGGGCGCATAGTACAACACACTGTCTGTACCGTCCTCAGCCAGGATGTATCCGCCGCAAGTGTTGGAAGAAGGTCCGAGAGGATCAAAGATCGCGTCTCGAATGACAAATGATCCCAGATCGCTTGGCGTAATCCCTATCCATGTAGGGGCAGCCAGCGCAGCGTAATTCTGCGTTATCCATGCATTTGTATCATCACTGGCCATTACCGTATTACCGTCCAGATGCGTGATTTTTCCCACGGCTGGCTTAAAGCCAGGGGGGAGAACAGGCAATCCTTCTTCAGGGAATGGCGGCAGAGTCGGTAGTGATGGGAACGGGATAGGCGCGAGTGGCGGCACAGTGTTAGCTACATCAGGCGAAGCTGGTGGCACCAGTCCTGCTGGCGCATCCAGAACAACCCGACGATAGACCACACGCACTTTGCGAGTGCCATCATTGGCAGTCTGATAACTCACACTCTTCACAAACCAGAAGGTCGAGGTGTCGAAAACGATGCGATTGACACCATTGGTTCCCACCACGGTGCTATCAATCGTCCAGGTGTACAGCTCTGACTTGGAGGGAATGAGAAAGTCGTAACCATCAGGATGGTCGATGGTCAGTTCTTCCACGAAGTTCTGGACTGCAAAGTACGTTCCGCAGCGCTGACAAACTTCCAACTGCGACTCGACAGGATTCCCGTTCTTCAATATCTGGTCGGTCAAATTAGCGCTGCCCTGTGCTTCGCCAAATGTGATGTAAGCCTTGTATGCCTGAACAGTCGATCCGTTCTGGCTTGCGCCAGTCATGTCTACGCGACCAATGGTATTGTCGTAGCTCACGGTATGATTGACTGCTACACCGTCGGAGATAGCCCCGACTCCAGCGGTAAAGTTAGCAATAACAGGCAGTGCTGCAAATTCAGCATCGGTTAGATACTGCGCATCGCGGCAGCCAAAGATTCGACCATCTGGCGCAAACTCCAACGCACCGTTCACCTGCGCCAGCAAGTTGTTGCAGATGTCGAGTACATTGTTGCCCTTGAAGGGAATCGCAGGCAGTTCAAAGTCCTCGGTGAGCAGTTCAGTATCGAAGTCGAGATCGCAGAGCGTGGCAACGGTGCTATGTCGCGTAAGAACATGCCAGACAGATCGCCGCGGGACGGCAAACCATATCTGGTCCCACACTGAAGGCGAACTCTGATTGATGATCATAAGCAACTGCTGGATGAGATAGGCCATGCGTGCCCCGACTCCAGCCAGTGAGAATGTTACATCCGAGGTCGTACTATAAGTCTTGTCGCCTTTGATATTGCCGTTTTCACTGACAAACCAACCGATGAACTCAATATTGTTATCGGTTAGTCCGCCGTAAGTGTTCCCGTAGACCTCATCTGAGCGCCACAGCACCGCAGGCGTTCCAGGCAGAATGTCATCCACGCCAGCAAACGCAGGCAGCGTGGCTGTATAGTTTTGCGTCCATGCCGCTGCATTTTGCAGATTATCAAAGGATACATTCGGGGGATGATCGGCATCATGAATCTTGATCCCGAACTGCCGTTCAATGAATACACCATCGCTCTGGGTAACGAGCAGTGTGCCCCAGGTCTCACCCCACTCCGCGCAGGCTGCCGGATCAATGTCTACGGTAACAGTCGGGCTGGACAGCGATCCACTGATCACTGTAGCGATGCCAGACCGGAATGAGTAGAGATAAGCCGTGATCGTTTCGCCTGCCTGCTCGACTTTGGCAGTGATATGCAGGTTCATGCGAAATTTGCCAGTGATAGGATCGGGCGTTCCCGCATAGCAGGTCTGCAATCCTGTGACACGTGGCAGCATATCCTGATAAGCCAGTGTCGTGTCTTTATACTGCACAATGGCGGGCACAGTACCAACCGGGCGGGAAAGACGGTTCAGGATCTCGAATTCGTCCAGCACCCAGAAGTAGTAGTCGTCTGATACAGGCGCATTGGTGATATTACAGGTAATGACTGACGAGGTGGGAATCAGACGAATACGCCCGTGAAACAGCCGCTCCTGAAGCGCTGAGTATTTCAGATCGTTGGTCGAACCAATGATGAGGGTCATGCCGTCCATCACATCGGTATAAGAACCGACGGTGACATTATCGTAATTGAACTGATACCAGGGGAAAGGGGATGGCAGGTTGCCGCTGACCTGACCTGCGAACACCACACGCTGGCTGAAAAATGACACGTTAACCTGGCCTGCGTAGCGTCCAGAGCGCAGGAGATTGTACTGGTCAGTGGTCAGCGGTTCGTTGAAGGCCATTAGCTCAGTTGCACCAATCTGGTATAGGATAAAGTGAAGGTTTTGAAGGCAGGAGCCATCTGTTTGCCCTGATTTGGCAACTGCTCAATTTTCAGGATAGCGTTATAGACATGCCAGACGTTGGGATTTTCCTGTCTGAATTCCGCTGTAACAAACGACCAGTATTTATCGCTGTTGATATTGTGGAAGATGTAATAGAACTGCGCCTCGGTAACGTATCCCCACACCGGTTTGGCAGACGAGAAGCCTGCATAATAGAACGAACCATCGGTGTTGGTCTTTTCCTGACCCAACATAAATGATCCGTAGATCACTGGCGCAAGAAATGGCACGTCTCCCGCAGGTGTAATAGATTCCCATGCCGCCAGTCCTGCTGCGTTGTTATAGCCCACGGCTATTTTGGAGTTAGCGTATTGATAACTCATTGGCCTTTTGTCCAGTTCTGTAGCATTGCAGCTACGGCATCGGCATTGGCCTGCGGGTCGGAGACACCCTGAATGGTAATGCTAATAGGTCCAAGATTATTGTTGTTCTGAGGTGCTTGCACGTTACCACCTTGCAGGGGGGTGACATAAGCCGCACCGCCGCCGACGCGGTAAGAGCGTCCAGCGATATTGAGCGTTTCATCCTGACCTGCTTCGCTCATCACGAAGCCCTGGCCTGCACTAAAATCACCGCCGCCAGCAAACTCCGAGAAAGTGGAATGGCCCGCATAACTTGTTCCGCCGCCAGTAGCACCGCCGCTAGCGCCTGTGAGAACATCCAACTCCTGTTGAAGGAGTGCCATCCGCGCATTGTAATTTTCCTGATAGAGCGTAAGTTCACGGTTCAGATTTACGCCAATCTGGGTCAGCTTGGCCTGTTCAGCCGTGTCCAGATCTTCCTGCTGGCGCTGCGCCCATGTGTTGAGGTCACGAGTTTTGCGATCCTCGTTGGTATTTTCCTGATCAATGGCTCGATTGGCAGCCACCTGATCCGCTTCGACCTTGCGCTGCTCAGCCGTGATCTGCGCCGTCTCCTGATTCTTGATCGACGTGTTCAATGCATCCTGCTGCTGCTGAAGATGCTGTTGAAGCAATGCTTCCTGATTGGAATAGGAATTAACCTCATCCTGTTCCTGCTGTTGGAGTTGGAGGTGAAGCTGAGCCAGTTTGTTATCATAACTGGTGTTTTCAGTCGCCTCTTTATCCTTTTCGGCCTGCTGATCCTGATACAGCTTCTCGAAGTTGCCATTGAGAACATCATCCTGCTCGGACTGCATCGCGTTCTGGCGAATACTAGCGAGAGTCTGTTCATGGGTCAGTTCATCGGAAACTTCGCTATCGTGCTCTTTAACAACCAGGTCTGACATCTTCTGCTGCTCTTTGAGAAGATCGTCAGCCTGAGTATTGTGATTGTCTTGAATAAGTTTCGCGGAATCTTCCTGATATTTAGTCTGGTCGTCCGCAAGCTGATTTAAGTAAGCATTCCAGGCATCTTCATCCTTCTGAGAAGCGCTGGTGCGTATATCTGCGATCTTGTCAGCAGAAGCCTGAACAATATCTTCTTCTTTGCGAGTGCCATCCGTAACAATTTTTTGGAGATTGGCGCTGCCCTGATTTACTGCATCCTGATATGCCTGGTCAGCTTTCGTCTTGGCATCAGACACTTGCTGCGTGTACTGATCTTCTGTCGATGTCAGTTGCTGGAGAACTGCCGTGCGCTCTTTGTCGGCCTCGGCAGCAGCCTTGCTAGCATCTGCAAGGTCTTGCTCATGCTGCGCCCAGTCATCTGCTGCCTGCCCCGCCGGGATAACAACATCGGTCAGGTGCTGTTGGGCATATCTGTTATCATCCAGCGCTTTGTTGTTAGCAGCAATGGCATCGGTGGTCGCTTTGGATGTGTCATTGATCTGGGCAAGTTGATCATGCTGCGCCTGAAGATTCGTCTGCTCTTCTTTAAGCTGTGCGAGTTTCCCCTGAGCCTGCTCAGCAGTAAGCCCATCCAATGACTGATTAATCTGCTCTTGATCCGCCAGCTTCTGAGCAGCTTGCGTATGATTGTAGATGGCATCAGCGGCTTTGTTCGACCCACCCTGGATTGCCAGAAACGCATTAGTATCTGTTTCCTGCATCGCCTCAACACTGGTGTTGAGCTTATCCACAGCGTCCTGAGCATCCTTGTAGCCTTTAGTGCCTTTGGCTTGCGAGGCTGCACCGACTTCTTGTTCATTGCCAGCGACATCCTCAGCGTTACTGGCCTTCTGGAATTCCTGTGCCTTAGCCTTGAGTTGATCCTCTGTGGTTCCAGGATCGGCATAGGGGCGAATAGCATCTTCTAGAAGTTTAGTTTGGCCGGCCTGAAGGTCTTTGACTTTCTGCTGATTATCAGAGATCGTCTGCTGGTTATCATTGAGGTCCTGAGTAGCCTGAGTAGTGTTTTCATGCGATATCTTAGCAAACTGATCTTCCTCAGTAACCTGACGTTCTAGCCCTGAAGCAGCCAGGTCTGCCTGTTCCTGCAAAGTATGCAGCACTGCAATAAGACCGATAATTGCAGTAGCAACCGCAGCCACAGGAAGGGCAACACCTGCGATGCCAGCCAGCGGCACTTCCATTGCAACCAGACCTTCAGTGAAGCCTGGGATCAGCCCACCAGTTTCAACCAGCTTGTCATTGAGACCAACAAAAGCATCCTGAACTTCCTGGATACCGCGCTGGATAAAGAGAACGTCTGCGCCACCGGTGAGCGGACCGGCCAACCCTGGCGCACCTGCTAATCTTGCCAGACCACCTGCGGCACGCGCACCTCGCCCGATAGCAAGAGGATTGCCAATACCGCCGCCGCCACCTTCACTATCATCTTCAGCGGGTCCAATGAGACCGCCTTCTGCACCATAGCCAATATCACCAGGTTGGGATAATCCAGGCGTGTAGGACCCAGTAGGTGAACTAGCTAACTGCTGCTGGACCGCAGCCTGCTGTTCAGCTTCAGCACGATAAGCATCTGCCAGCGCATTGATCTGGTCGATTTGCTTTTGCGTGGTGTCGATGGATTTGTTCTGCTCATCATCAAATGTCTGCCATGCATCAGACTGAGCACGAAACGAATCAGCCAGTGAGTTGATCTGCTGCATTTCCTGATCAACCACGGCTTGAAGATCGTTGACCGATTGAGCAACCTGATTGCTGCTCTGGTCAACGGCATCAGAAAAGGCTTTAGGCGCGGCTGAGGCACGCTGAAAGGCATCTGCAATCTGGTCCAGACTTGCAGCAGCCTGATCATCGCCTGTAACCTGAATCTGGATGCTTTCCAGAATCTGCCGTACAGTCTGATCTGCCATTAACTAAAACGCTCCCTTATAATCTGCCGCGCGTGGTCCCATCTCCTCAAGATCCTCGTCTTCAATGAGGCCATGAGCTTTCGACCACTTCCGATAGTTCACCTGTCTGTCCATCAGCATGATGTCATCCATCAATGCCTCGTCCTGATCTTCCAGACCACCTCTCCGAGGCCACATTTGAAAGCGGTCCAGGAAGAAATAGGCTAGCTTAACTTCATTCTCATCACTGTGGAATTTGGCTTCAATGTCCACAGGTTCCGGCGCATCATCGCTCAGTGGCTCTGGGTTGAGGACCCCGCTTCCGACGTACCGCTTGACGATATTGCGGATACTATTTTTTTTTCAGCGTCCACCGTTGAATAGCCGTTCAATGCTGGGACGCGCATTTCCAGTAGTTCGCACAACTTTTCATCAGTCTGTGCAATGAATTTCAGGAATATTTCCAGCGTGGCGGCATCACCCGCAAAAGCAGTCATCTTCGCAAAATCGAAGTTTTCACACTTCACGATCTGCGTGATGAAGAAGCCAAAGATAGTGATATAGCGCTTATAGAAGGGGGTTTCATCCCCCGCTGGCTTCAGCGATACCCACACCTGCCGCCTCACCTGCCCGTCCAAAATGGTTGGACGGGCAAGTTCGATGCGGATGTCACCGTACTCGATGGTATCCGTTTGCATCCTACAAAAACTCCACTTGGGCAATCAACCGCAGGCCAGCCGTTGGCACAGACCCGAAGTCGAACTGGTAGTTCGTGCTCACCAGTGTCACCGTCGGTGTCACCAACACGCCATCCTTACGAGTGACGTTCGGATAGCCTGGGGCCAGCAAACCGCTGCCAGGGATCGCGCTCTGAGGCAGGTTGAACACCGAAGCAATGCCGTCGGCCTTCCAGCCGTAGTACATCGCCTTGTTCGGGCTGCTGAACGGGAACTCAACACCATTGCTGGTCTTGAAATTCGAGGACGTGATCGCCAGACCGTTCGGCAATATGCTCGACGGGTTGCAGATCACATGGCGCTTCCAGTCGGTGATCTTCTTTTCCGCCATGCCGTCAGACGACATGGGGACTGCTTTCACCTTCGGGAAGAGAACGCCGTCCCAGTTACCCTGACCCTGGCTTGCCTGGTCCTTCGAGATTGACAGCCGCTGCATGAGCAGAGCGCCATCAATGTAGGCTGGCAGATAGGGCTGGATAACACCGAACGAAAGGTTGCCCTCAGCGACCACGGCTGTGGTCTGCGTGAGTGCGTCCAGCGTGAGGTCGGAGACACTACCAACAATGTCGAAACTCGGCAGTGTTTGTTGTGGCTCAACGATCTGACCCTGAACCTGATCTTCGCCCGTGCCCAGAAGAACCAATGGTTCTATGGCCTTATAGGCTGCGGTTTTCACGCCGGACATGAAGTAACCGGCCTGCCCATTGTTGGGTCCAGGCACAAGCGTACCCGTTGCTCCGGCAAAGTATCCGTCCTGGTCGAGCGGAATGAACCATGCGATTCGGAATCCGCCCGACAGGACCTTGATAACGTTGTCAATTGCTGGCATTTAGTAGTCCCTCTCCGGGTTTGTCAGATAGAAACCCAGTGTCCATAAAAATTTCGCAGCGATGATGTCACCTGGCATCAGGGGAGTAGTTAATTCCAGTGACGCACCCAGAAAGTTATTGATCCGACCCGGTTTCGCGTCGGAGGTCAGCAACGGTCTGGACCGACCCATCGCCATTGTGTAAGGAATCCAGGTATACAGTTGTTCTTCCAGTGCGCCATCAAAGCCCTCGGTTCGCTTTCCGAGCTGTAGTTCAGTCACAATTGCTGTGACCTCAGCATCTTCCCAGATACCGATGGGCTGTGGCTTGATAGTCGATATCCCGTTCAACCACTTGGGATAGATAGCCTCGGCTTCATAGCGCATAAAAGGCTTTGCTGCTGTCCCAAAGTTCTGACCGAGTATTTGCCCGACTGCCGTGGATATTTCCTGTTCAATGGCAACAAGATGATCCATCGCGTCCTGGACGTTGATATAGTTGAGCAGGGTGACGGTCATACCGCGCTCCATCCCCAGTCACGGGTCTGGTTAGTGATATTCAAGATCTCCGACGGTGCATCACTCGGATAGATCATCGTCTTGCCCTGCGACAGGTCGGTTTTTACTGCCTCGTAAGCCCCACGCCGTGAGTACCAGTATCCCAGCCATCGGTAGGCTGCCCGGTTGATCTCTGGCTGGACCTGCCATGTGGATATCTTAGTTCCCGCAGGCCATGCCTGAGCGGTAGATCCGTTCTGCCCACGAAGAGCAGTGATCGTTAGCCCGACAGGATCTGTGGAGAGAACCATCATCCATTCAAACACAGCGGGAGTCGCCAGACTATCTCCGACCTGAATCATGTTTCCGGCAGACAGCGCTGGACTGTAGCCCCAGCTATTCATGCCTGCCGGAGTCGAAACTGCAAACGTGATAATGTGGTTATCGATGTCACTCGTAATGGTTTGCAAGCTGTCTATCCAGCTTTGTGGGTAGTTCTGTCCGTAGCCCCAGTAGCCCGTGACTCGAATCTTTCGCAGAAACTGACCGGGGGCAATCCAGAAGTACGTGCCAAAACCAAAACCATACGACCAGCCATAGACCTGATTGCTGATAAGCTGCAACTGCATGTTTGGCGAGTCTTTCTGCACAAACACATAATCCACATCGAATACCAGCACATTGTCAAAGGCATCAATAACCTGAGTCGGATACAGGATGGGACGGCCCAGATCTAACTTGCGCTGAACGTCATCGATCCATGTGCCGAAAGCATCATAGCGATATTCCTGATAGTAAGGCAGATAGCGCTGGCGTGTCATGACATTCAGACGCGATCCCAGATCGACCAGATTGTTGACAATCCAGTTGTCACCGGAATGATCGCTATCAGGCACTTTAGCCTCGTCACGAACCTGCGCCAGCGTACATAACCTGTCAGGAGGGAACATCGCTAATCCGTCTCCACAATCACAGTGACCGTCGCATCGGCTGAGCCATCCCGAATCATCAGAAGCGCAGCAGTATTTTCCCGACCAACGACCTCGAAGATCGGGAAATTATTCGTCGGCAGTCGCAACCCGGCAGTTGTTGTGGGTGGATTGGTCGTCACAGGGTGATCCCACGCCACGCGAAGGGCATTGGCTCCGACGCTGATAAAGACTCGGTCTGCTGCCGCAGCCACACCGGGATCAAATCCGAACGCCACCAGACTCAATGCCACTGTAGACACGGTGCCTGTGATGTGAACTGACTGCGAACTACCGTTAACTGCCATGCTGCACCGCCTACTTCAACACGTAGCGACAGGCCAGATAGGCCAACCCTACGGTTGGAGATCCGCCCATCGTGACGTACACGGGCTTCTGCGAACTGAACTTGGTGAACCACTTGTTGAGAGTGATCCATGCTGTGCTGAACACCGGTCCTGCTGTACCCAGAACAGACTGGGCGTTCAGGAACGAGGTGGGCAGCGCCACGCTCTCACCCACGGACAGAGTTGCGCTACCATCGAAGATCGTCTGGACATCCAGATCGAAGCCGATGATCGTTGCGCCCTGTGGAAGGGTGAAGGCCAACTTGTTTGAACCCGTGGTCGGTGTCAATTGGAAGTACTTGACACCGAGAGTGCCCCCCAACATCGGGGGGGCATAGCCGTCGCCATCACTGGCGTATACTGCGGGGAAAGGTCCATCTACCATGAGGTTCCCCCTTTATACGCTCAGTGAGGTGTAGGATTGAAGGTGCAGCTCGATGGCGTTGACCGTGACACTGACCGCACCAACTGGAGCCAGCGTGACGCTGAGATAGCGCATCAACTCATCGCGCTTCAGGCCGAACTGAACTTTGCCGCCAGCAGAGCCAACGACATTGGGAATGGTGTAACCGGGCACACCAGTCACAGGATTGAGAATGGCATCGGCTGGGACATTCACGAATGTCGTGTTGTCAGTAGCCATCACGGGCTGAATAGACAGCGTGCCAGTGCCGCCGCTTGGGACCTGAATGGCCATCAAGACTGGTCCAACTGCGTTCACCAGGTCCACGCCCGCAGGTGTGGTGCTGGACGTAACCGCACCGTTTTGCAGCCAGTTGATGCCAAGAGCATTATCTAAATACGTAAACATGCTTCATTCTCCTTAGTTGGTACCGGTGGTTACGCCGGAGATGGAGACGGGAAGAACGCCCTTCATGACGAAGAACGCCTGGGGGTACACGATTTTCACATCCGCGTACACATAGATCAGCAGGCCAGCCTGCAAGTTCCCAGCGAAGGTCTGGTCCAGACGCACCTCAACCTGATCGCTCAGGCCGATGTACATATACTGCCAGTCGCCACCAAAGACATAGGACGAGTTGGTGCTGGTCCCTTCAACGACATTGGTCGGAATCTGGTTGGAGATCGCATATGGCATCGCCATGATCTCACGCTCGGCTGCGGCACGCCACGCAGGACGCAGCAGAGGATTGCCCAGAGTGTCAGTCGCCAGCGTAAAGGCGCGGCTGATCTGGCTGTGGAGTGCGATACCGCGACGTGACCCGTCATCATAGGGCACGTTGGCATCGTCCAGCAAACCAAACGCCTGACCAATATCCGTGAACTGAGGAATACGCCCGTTCCCGCCCATGTCATAGGTCTGAGCCGATGGTGTGTTCAGGATACCGACGATTTCCATACCGCCGCCGGACACGAGCGCACCGCCCGTACCAAGCAAAGCAGCCTTGTCGATCTTCAAGGCAATCGACTTCGCCATCTGGTTGCGCAACTGCGACTCGGCTTGTGGAGTCATATTTGCTTCAACGTTGAAGGGGACCTTCACCAGGCTTGAGACACCGTGCGGGTACAACGTAACCGTGCGGTACCCAGGCTGGCTGTCAGAGACGGCCTGATTCTCACCAACCCATTGCGCATCGGGCGCTGAGTTCATGATAGGAACGGTCAGGACGTTCGTGCCCTGCATGTCGATGTGCTCAGCCCCAAGCTGATAACAAACGACTTTGGCACGCAGCGGGTCCAACACGACTGGAGAAATCTCCTGGTGCAGGATATAACCACCGTTTGGACCCGAAGCGGAGGACATTGCCTTTTCCGCGCCGATCACAAAACGAGGACGTTCCATCCGCGCGATGCGCTTCAGGTCGGCATACACACCAGCCAGAGGCGTTTTGGTGATGCCAGTGTTTTGATTGATGCCCTTCTGGGCGATTGAACCAGTCATATATGGCCCCACTGACTTTGAACCACCGCCGCTTGATAAGTGACGGCTAAGGACGGAATAGTTGTACGGTGCTGGATCGCTCATCGTCGCGGTAGGAACATCGTCCTTTTCGCTTGACATCGCAGCGCTGTACAGGTTGTTGAGGTGGCTGGTCACATCTTCGGCCTTGCTATCTTCGGGCATACCAAGTGCCTTGATCAGATCCGGGTGAGCTTTGCCTTCGGTATTAATCGCTGCAATGTGGTTGTCCATTGCACCGCGTACCGCAGTAGGCTCCGGTTCACAGCCATACATCTGTGCCAGGGCGTGCAGGGTTGATTCGGGCTGCTCGTCGGCATCGAAGTCGTCATTTGCATCATTGACTTCTTCGAGACCGTCCTTTGCAGCGTCTTCCTTCTGCTCTTCCTGGTCTTCCTTCTCGTCTTCTTTATCCATTTTTCCCTCTCTTATTTCTGCTTTTGTGGCTTCCTCAAGCGTGTCAGTCGCCTCCCGCTCCTGCATCACACTCTTCAAAGCCAGTTCCAAACTCTTGGCGGCAAGCACGGGGCCAAGTCCCGGTTCGGCAGGGGTGCGAGTAAGGCTGCATCCCGCTAACGGCCACAATCCCAGATGTCCGTCAGCGGGGTCATACCCCTGCTGCGCATAATGGGAAAGGCTGTCACTAGAGTAGGCAAACACACCGTTCGCTGCGTCTTTCGCAGTGCGGACGTAAAGTGGATGGTCGGTGTGGAGAGCGTGCTCTCCCCAGATTCCCCGTGGGTACACCTTTACCAGGGTGCGTTGCCCAATAGGGTCCCCGCCGTAATCGGGGTTTTTGCCGTGTTCCATCCACAGAGGCGCGTTCGGGTAGTAATCCGCAAACGTTTTGGTCATGTCATCAAAAAAGGTATCCTGCAAATCGAGATTTTCAGGATCCGTGAAAAGCATCATCCAGCCCTCAACCGAGGTCGGTAGACCATCGACTGCCTTCGAGCCAATCATTGAGGCACGGTTGCAAGCACCCTGCGCTGCCAGCGTAGCCTTAACGTCATCCCCGGTTTCTTGCATCACCTGATCGTAGACTTTTGCCCACAGGCTAAAGTCTTTCTCGCTCAGATCGGATGGCATTTTGCCAGACAGATAAGCCGCAACCTTTGCCTTATCCTCTTTGGACAGGCCAAGTTCAGCCGCGCGTGCCCGAATGCGGGAACGAACTGTTGGCTTGTCAGCATCGGGAATGTCGGCACGATTACCGTGCGGAGGGTTAGGTCCCATCGCTGCGGCTGCCAGCAACACATGTCGAGCGTCTGGCATCGGCAGTTTCCACGAAGATGGTGTGTCCTTATCGGGCACATAACCATACGTGTCAGGATTGGCATCCTTGCCTGCTGCTTCTTCCTCTGGCGCTTCACCGTAGAAGTAGGCATTGAAGTCTTCTGAGCCACGAGGATGATGAGCCTTTTCGCCTGCCACTTCATCGACTGCTGTTTCAGTCTCAGCAGGCGCATCGGAGATCTCTTCGATCACTTCCTCATCTGGCTCAGACTTGGTAGCAACGGGCACTTCCCCGTGCGCATGGGCAATGGCTTCTTCGCGTGTGGCGTAGCCTTCTTCAGGAGAACGCACACCGGAAGTCATGTCCAGAACGCGGTATTTACCGTCGGTCTTGCTCTTTACAATTTTCACTGTCAAGGACTTCTTTCCTTTCCCGCCGGATAGCGGAATGGTGTAATCCCCTGCCTCTCCATAGGATTCCCAGAGACTGTCAAAGGTCACAGGGACAGGTTGGAGTGGGATTGTCGGGGTAGGCATCTCTTTATCGATATAGGCCAACGTCATATGCGGCGTGTAGCCATGAGTCTCCAGCGGATCGGCATCCGCACCTTTCAGGAAAGCAACCAGTGCCTGCCGGAAACGTGGAAGGTCAGGGCAATCGAAGTTCAGGTAGATGCAGTCCTTATCAGGCGCATCCATGAACCGACCAATGCCGTTCAGAGTGCCACTGAGCGCAGGCCAGCCCTGTGCGAACTTAGTCAGTTCGGACTCCAGCGCTTCCTCATCTGGCATCCAACCGGGATCATCAGTGCTGCCCAGATAGGCCAGCGTGACATGCATTTCATCGACTGGCATCAGGCAGTCTTCTGGTAGTCCAGCGCCCTTCGCCAGTGCGATCAGATGTTGGGCAATAACAGGCGGAATCTTGAACGCGATCATGATTCCGTCCTGGTGGTCAGCATCCTTTGCCGGGATACCAATGGTAGAACGGAGAACATAACCGCCTGCTGCCCCTGTCGCGCTGCTCATCGCTTTGGCCGTCATGATTGGAAAGCTCCCAACGCTTCGTCCAGCGCTTCAAGTAACATGTCTTCGACCAGATCTGCAATCTCATTCTCAGCGTCCTCGAAGTCGTTGCCCCAGCCTGTATTCTCATGGCCTGGAACAGCATCTGGACCGTAGACCGCCTGCGCGTAGTTGTCACCCTTCCAGTCCACAGCGTCATTCTCTATGGTCAGGAAAGTATCATTGGCACTGGTGTTTTCGGAGACGACCCAACTGCTTTCCAGTTTGTCGGTGCGGTCCCACTGTCCACCGTTCGGGTCCCAGTCCTGTCCAGGGATCTGCCCGGTTCTCTTCATCCAGAAATACCAGTTGCGACTGGGAAGGGTTGCGAAATCAAAGGGATGCACAACATCACCAGGTGGAGGGGCAAAGCGGTCATTGACCACTTCCACCACTGCCTCATGGATGGGACCATGCACAGCTTCGTAGATTGGTTCGCGGATGGCAGCGACCTTCTGGCGAATGTCACGCAGAACATCTACAGCGACTGAGGGGTTGTACTCCACGCTGAAGAAACTCATATCGCCACCGCCTCAGTGTCAATGACCATATTGTGCTCATGGTCATGATGGTCATGTGACTTTGTGCCTGCGATGGGTACGCCTGCCAGTGAACCATTGGCCGGTTCAGTTGTGTCATCGAGCGTACACAGACAGTTAATCCCCGTGCAGATACAACTATCGGAGCGGGGATAGATTCCATATTTGAGCCAGGTACGCGCACGATGCACCTGCCCGTCAGCACCAGAACACGTTTCGCAGTGGTCTTTCGTGCCGCCAAGCGTAAATTTCTTCATGCCGTTCATCTTGCCGTACATGTTGCCCAGTATCTTCATGCCCTGTAGACCCTTATTGATCCACAGTTCAATTCGACTAAGCATGGCATTACGGGCTGCTGAAAACTCAGGGGTCTCCCTGAGCGGAATCACATTGCGATACATGTCGTTTGCCAGCGCAGTCCAGTAACTGCGTTCCTGCTTTGTTTCCAGATCGAGCGCTGACTTTTCTTCATCGGTCATCTCAGCGGGATCTGTACCCGCTTCCTGCATTCCGTTCTTAAACGCATTCAGGAAAGCCATCTCAATTTCGCTACGCCCTGCTACTCCGAACTGATTGCGATTCAAGTTTCCCTGGAAAGCATCGGTCATGAGTTCATATAGAGCAGTGCGATACTGTGCCTCGGTGTCCTCGTAGCCTTTAACCGCCTGCACCCGGATGGCATTCCAGATTGATTCCGACGGTTCTTCACCGGAAAGCAGGAAACGACCAAACGCTACTGCATGGGCGGGTAGAGAGTCGCTCTTAAATGCATAATTTCTGCCCTTGCGCTCAATGAGAACACGCCAGTTCTTCAACTCTTTGTGCTGGGCATCGGGCAGGAACGGAATAGGATCGACACTTTTGCCTGTTGGTGCGGTAGGTGCAGTCGCTTCGGTAGATGCGCCCACTTCCGCAGCACGTGGAGTGCTTTCGCCTGTGCGGGATGGCTTATCGGGCTTAGCATTTTCTCCACCGGAAACCATGCCTGGATTACCAGGGGCCACACGCCAGTAGTTCTGCATTTCAGCGGATGGCACTGGAATGCCGCCGATAAGGTACAGACCTGTCAGGTTTTCGTCTACATTCAGCCCCAGTGTTTTCTGAGCATTTGCCAGATCCAGAACACCGTCCTTAAGCTGCTTGCTCACGGTATCCGTGCGGGATGAGATATCCTCGTCCAGGCCACGTACACGCTTGAAGGTGGGGACAATGCGCCATTCAGGATTGAGTGGCTTGGCAACCTGCTCAGTGAAGATGTCGGCATAGCGTTCTGACTGCGGGACCAGCCAGCTAATGAGCCATTCACGCTTCTGGTCGTAGAACTTTGTGCCCTGCGCACGCTGCGCCTGACGTGGCTCAATAAGTTCAAGTGGAACGCGCAGGATACGCAGACAGGCATCACGCGCCTGGTCGGTCAGGTTGGGCATTCCCAGCTTATCGAAGTCTTGCTGGAATTTCAGCATTTCCCAACGTGTGGGTAGAACAACCGTGCGACCTGCATTGGCTGCGCCCTGATACATCCGGCGCAGGTATTCACTCAGTTCGAGTTTCTGGTCAGGACCAGGGACATAACTCGACCCGTCCGCAGGCTGAATAACAAAGGATGGCATCGCCATGTTGCGAAAGAACATCAATTGCGTGGCTGTGATCTCTGTCTCGGTAGCAGCCTGCGCATAAGCGACCATCAGCGGACCCGTGCCGCCAAAGTCTTCAAAGAAGTCAATGTTATGGAAATAAACAGTGTCTTCCGGCGGCAACCAGTCCAGATCTGGTTCAAGCTCGCTGCCCCAGACCGGACGGATATGGAAACCGCCCAGACCGCGTGAAGTATCGGTCTCACGGCGGAAGAAGTTATTGTTAATCCACTGAAACCCGTCGAGAATGCCAGACTGAGTCTTCAACCGACGCAGCAACACTTCGCCATAGCAGCAGTAGGACGTTTCAGACCGCTCAATAATGCTCTGGAAGTTAGACTGGAATGCCGCCTGAATGCCCTGAGCGCGAGGGGTGAAGAATTTGGGATCTCCCTCTTCGAGCAGTTCTCCAGCGGCATTGGCGATCTTAAAGTCAACCTGGCGCAGCGACTCAGCGCGGAGTTCAATGGCAGAACGTGCTGTAACTGCTGTCCTGAACAAATGTGCGATCTCGCTGTAGGAGACCTGCGGACGTAGCAGTGCGACTTCCTGATTCAGGTAAGTCTTGATAGCGCTGCCGCTGTTTTCCATGACGTTGAAGGGCAGGTCATTCAGGTCCAGTTCAAAGCGATTCTTGCGAATCGTTTGCGTGATCTGCTTTGATCGATTCTTTTTGCCCTGGAAGTGTCGATTACGGTGACTCATAAGAATATGTACTCCGCAGTGGGCCATGCAACATCAATGGGCGGAGGAGGCGGAAACTGGACATTTCCATAAAGCACATCAGCGGGGATAATGCCCTGCGAGGCGTGCGGGATATCGATAAGTTCCGGTGCCCACTTGGGAACACCGTAGGTTGCGCCATGATAGGCCAGCGCTAGAGACATCACCATATCGTCATTCGAGTCACGGGGACCGGAATAACGGAATGCGCCAGATGGCAGTCGCTCCATCTGGAATGCATGGAGTTCGTCCAGAAGAAGCTGACCTATCGGCTGACCGTCAATGGCTTCACCCTTGTGAAGAACCTGTAGCTGACGATTGTCGAAGGCGGCAGCCAGTGCCTCAATGATGAGCGCCTTACTGCTACCACTGGTAGTGAAGGGCATAATGGGCAAGCCAGTGTCCATGAGACTTTCCATGAACGCCAGGTTGGTATTCTGCTCGACAATGATGCCTGCTGCGTGGAAAAGATTTGCCAGTGCAACAATGCGACCTTTTTGCAGCTTGTAGTCCACATGGTTGGCCCGGTCAATATAACAAACCGACATCAACGTTACGTCGATGACGGTGAACACGGAAAAGTCATTGGTCTTGGCAAGGTCAACGCCGATGACGTAGGTATGACCGGCCTTTGGCTGAGCCTGAACAAAGCCCTGCGCCATCTCTTCCAGATTGCGGAACACAGATCCTGCATCCGAAATGAACTCGGCCAGGTATTCCTGCGAGAAAATGTTGACGGGCGTAGTTTTACGTGCATCTTCAATTTCACTTGCAGGCAGGAACGGATTGTCGGAAGAAGGCTTGTGCCAGCTCTCCCAGTCGGGAAAAGCGTCGTTTTTGCCCAGTCGATACAGATTCCAGAACCAGTTGTAACCCTTTGGCGTTGAGGCAAACAGGGCACGACCCTGCGTGGTCATGAGCATGGGTCGGATAACTTCTTGCCAGGTGTCACCAGAGGGAACAACCGCAGCCTCGTCAATGAGCACGAGATCGTATTCGCGTCCACGAGGACCATCTGGGTTGTCCAGTGACCACATTTCCACGACTGCACCGTTGATGGTCTCAATACGGTGTTCGTCTTCCTTCTTTTCCTTCGTGATGGGCGCAAGCATGTTCTTGACAATGCGCCACATGTCTGCCAGCATCTTGTAGGTCGGGCACATGTAGGCAATGCGCTTGGCCTCGGACACTGCTCGAAGTATTTCAGCACGAAGGGTAACGGTCTTGCCCCATCGTCGACCACAGTCCAGAACACGGAACCGGGCAGGCGACTCATAGACTTCTATCTGTCCAGGATGAAGGGCGAGACCCAGATAGACATTAATCCTGTTGTCCATCGACCACCTGTGCATCTATGACTCTGGTGGTCTCTTCATCCTTCTTTTGCGGAGCGCCCAGAACGAAATTGATAACAATGTCGCCCCGTCCAGATTCCTGCTTCGGGCTGTACTTCTCTGGCCGGTTGCCTTTCAGGTGAATTTCAATCGCCTTGATTTTGGCTCCGGCAGGCGTATCCGGGGCAAGCGCCATGTCAACCAGCGCATCTTCGACATCATCTACAATGGACTCTTGAACATCATCCATAAGCTGGCGGAAGGCTGGATCAGTCTCACGCCAACGATAGACCATAAACTTTTGTAGATCCGCTGCTTTACAGGCTTTACCGAGGTGCGCCCGAAACTCGGAATAGGTCCGCAGAAAGCGTTCTTTCTGGTCCTGAATCTCAGCAAGCCGTTCTTCTTCCACATTGAATGCAGGAGAAAACGACTTGATATCTCGGTCTGGAGTTTGATCTAAGCGCTGCTGCCCGTCAGTCACATGATTTAGCCCATAAACAAAGAAGCATCTAATGGCAACAGATTAGATGCTTTTGAGGCTATAGACAATTAAGTAGTCTGGGGTAATAAAACTATCCTACGAGGTGTGTATTACCTCAGAAAATCTACTCTCTCTTATGACGGGATGGCTATATTGAGAATTGACCAGAAAGAATTCACCGTTCTTTTTAACGGCACGGCATTCCCAGGGACGGGTCAGTTGCATTGCATAGTTGAACGCATTGCCCGTCGAGATGCCCATGATTTTCCCGATCTTCTCGTAGGTCGGTGTATTGCCACCGTGATCTGCGGCATAGAAAGCAATAATGAGTTCGACCCGATCTCGCTGCAATAAATCCTTGTTTGCAATGAGTTCAATGAGTTCATCGGGCGGGATCCACTCGTCCAGGTCAGGCTGGAAGGGTTTGCGTTCTGTAGATTTATTTGACATCGGTCAATGCCTTTAATCGCTCAGATATATCCCACGAGGACTCACTTAGCCAGTACTTCTTGTCTTTGCAGGATACTTTTCCATATGATACCAGTTCCCTGACATACATGTGGGCGTTCCCTGCGCTTGTGGCAGCCCCTTCCGCTATTTCGCGCATCGTGGGAAACTGTCCACCATGAGAAAGTCCATAGGTTGCAATAAAGAGTTCTATTTGATCGCGTTTTACCATGATTTTGACTTTACCATAAAAGGTCCACGGACGTTAGGACTAAAGCGTGCAGCAACAGTCAGCGCCAGTTCGATCCGATGATCAACATCCCTCATTTTCTCAGTAGACCCAAGCGATCCGAGTGCATAATCTTCGCCAGATCCACAGGCAGCATAGTTCTCTGCGTAATGATTGACCTGAAAATCACTACAGACGCAGTAGATAGTTCCATGATAGCCTACCAGAAATTCTCCGCTGCTTTCCAGATTGTTTTCGATCTTGGAGATACCATGTTCTTTGAACAAACTGCGAACGTTTTCTGCAAAAACTTTGACCATGTAGGCATCGTCAGAAACACCGTCTTTCTGCCTGGGAACAGTCAGATGATGCTGCAAGATTTGCCCCATCCTGAATGACCAGGTATAGCCAATGAGGAAGTCTCCGACCTCGAAAACCTTTGGCAGCAGGCTGGTTCGCATTGTATTGCCTACGCTGGATGAACTATCAGCGCCTATGTATACCGTGTCGTTTTTAGCGATGCCAACAATGCAGGTCATTTGTATCCTTTGCTACTATCGTTTATGCTGCTAATTTCACTGGATATTGTGGCAATATAGGCGCGGCCATCCTTAAATTTCACAATTACTTTTGTGCCCGGATATTTACCAGCCGCAACCCCCAATGGATCGTCAATGGAAATAGAGATAAAGGAGCCTTTTCGCATAAACCGTACAAAGGTTTTCCCTTCGGAATCTGGGTCGTAAATATAGCCTTCCGCAGTCCCTAATATGCCAACCTCACCTTCCTCAGTGTCTGGCGTATCGGATGGCGGACTCCACCAGGGCAAATAGAGATCAGGCCACATTTCGCGCTGATCGAAGTACCGATCCCGCTTCGACTGCCACTTGTGCTGCCGTGCATCTCGCCCCAGTCGGCGGATGGCTTCCAGTAAGGTTGTCATGATATCCTGTAAGGACTTTCCATGACAGGCGGATCATCCCCGGTAAGTTCAACAAACTCTCCGAGCATATCCGCGCGAAACCCGACCTCGGAGGAGGACTCCACCACACTGCGAAGATCCTCGGCATTAAGGAACGGGTTGGTTTTGATGGGGAACATGAAGAACGCTGCATCGAGAAAGTGCTTCTTGCTCTGGGCGAACTTCTTCAACTCGATAAACAGGTCGGTCTGGTGCTTATGGCTTGGAACAGGCGTACCGACTGCCAGCAGTTTCCCGTCTGGGATTAAGCACGGCAAAAGTTCATCGAGCAAATAAGGAGTCATGGTCGCAGGCTCATTGATGATGACGAGATCGAACTGATGTCCCCTGTATTTATCCTCGTTTTTCTCCATGTAGACAATTTTTCTGCCGCTGCTTACCACCATTGTTGTTTTGAAGAATTTGTTCATCCCGTGATTTGGACCAACAAAGAGGATTTCACGAGCATCGGATATCTCTATGCAAAATCTGCATAGTGCATCTTTGCCCCAGCGCCGACTGGTAGACACAACACGGTAGCGATCTCTGGAGTCCAGGACTAATTGCTGTCCAGTATGCGGGATCATTCTGTTGCCGCCTTGATCTCCTGATCGATCTGATCTGCCAGTGAACGCAATTCATTGGCGCGACTTTTGACCTGCATCCACGAAGCAATGGAATTAAGCAATGGTTCGTAATTGAAGTCGGGCAAAATCGCTGGTCCGTTAGGCAAAAAACGGGGAAGTGAATTCCCGCTGGCAACATCATTTAGTAGATGGAAAGCCCGAATTTCCTCCTCGGTGCAGGTTACAATAATCTCACCCTGAGACGTATAGCCAATTTGTTTCATTTCGTTTTCACTCCTTCAATAGCCTTCCGTAGTTCTTCAGCAACTCTGCCCACCTCTACCGATCTCATCTTCAAGTGCATGGGGAGCGACAATAGACGGTTACTGGCCTCGGTTGCTCTGGGCAAGTATCCGTGATACATCGGATACTGCGTGTTATCGACATAATGTACACCCGTTCCAATGCCAGCCAACTTCAGCGCATTGACCACTTCATTGCGGTTATCTACCAGTACCTGATACAGATGGCGAGACGGGACGCAATCTGGGGACATGGGCACGGTCTCGCAGACACCTGCTAACAGCTTGTCATACAGGGCTGCGATGCTCCGTCGATGCTGATTGTCATCGTCCAGATATTGCAGGGCAACCAGTCCCATTGCTGCCATGATACTGTTGCCGTTGTATTTCCAGCCAACATTCTCCACGTCATATTCCCATGAGTATCCGGTGCCGGAAGACCTTGCATAGGTATCCTTGTCGATGCCCATCCAGGACAATTTGCGCGACTGAGCATCCATTTCAGGATCTGCCCAACAGATCATGCCAGAATCGCCCGTCGGTAGATTTTTCACTGCCTGAAAGCTGAACACGGAAACATCAGCGGTTGCACCAACATGATCGCCATCTAGCCAGCGCGTTCCTGCCATGTGAGCAGCGTCCAGAATGAGCTTTAACCCATGAGATTGGCATATCTCCCAGATTTTGGCGTACTGTCCTACATTGCCTCCAAGTCCTACGAAAACTACGGCTCTGGTGCGCGGGGTGATTTGCTCCTCTACACTGTCGGGGTCCAGACACATGTACTGGTCAACATCTGCGAATACAGGTGTTAATCGTTCATACAAAATAGGATGATTCGTGCTGACGAAGGTGATCGGCGTGGTGATCACTTCATCACCATCGGACCATCCATAACTGAGTTCGTGCATTGCCAAATGAAGTCCTGCTGTCGCACTATTCAAGAAGCACGCATTTGGCAGTCCAGTGTATTTCTTCCACGCTTCTTCAAACTCAACAGTCTTGTAACCGATGCCCGTCCAGCCCTTTTCGAGACACTGGCGAATCTCGGCAAGCACTTCTTCGGTGCGAAAGACGGGGGTGAAAAGTTGGATGGAATCGCTCATTTGATCACCTGCGAATTACCACTGCCACCAACAATATTCTGTGTCGTACTGATCGGCGGACCATCGTAGCAGTCAATGATGGTCGATTGTCGTCCTGTACCATGCCAGAACGCCCACTTAATGAAGTGTCGATGTTCCATCCAGAACTCGATCAATTCTTCAGCAGCCTCTTTGCCATCGTTGCCATGCGGATACATTTCACTGGCGTTATCGACCAGTTCCTGAAATTTTTTGCGAAGTTGTGCAGGAGTCATTTCGTTGTTTTTCCTCTCATTTTGCGGTAAAATACGAATTACTGTGGTCTAGGGTAGCTCCCGAAAAGGTGGTTTCGTCACCGCCCTGACCCATATACATCTTGACGAACTAGCACAAGACGAGGTGCTAAGTGATCTACCAGCCGTCTCCAATTGGTCGGATATGCAAAAAGTGCAACGAATGGAAACCGCGAGCAAGGCTCGTAAAGGAAAAACGCTGTCTCTGGGGCGTACATGCCCTTTGCCTTGACTGTGTTGCTGCGAGAATAAGAGAAGACAGACAGAAAAATCCTCTCAAATACCGTATTTATGAGCGGAAATTTAGAAAAGAACATCCAGATCGGTATCGCACATATCAAAGAAGCCATAACGAACAGAGAAACGCAGGAAACCGTCGCCGCCGCGCTCTCAATCCACAACATGCTAGAGACTATCACAATAGATGGCGAAAGAAGAATCGTGAACTTGTCAGACGGTATGAACAAGCGACTAATAGCCGTCATCCTGATCGCGTAAAGCAAAAATCGCAGGTGAGAAGATCCCGAAAGCATAACCTTCCCTCCGAATTCACTGAAAAACATTGGTTGGAATGTCTTCAATACTTCAACAATAGATGCGCATACTGCGGTAGACCACAAGGACTGTGGCATTCTCTTTCGCAAGATCACTTTATCCCAGTTAAAAAAGAGGGCGGTTATATTCCAGGCAACATCGTACCAGCATGTCATGGTATAGATGGTTGCAATGAGAGCAAACACGACAAGGATGCCGTTGATTGGCTGACTGCAAAGTACGGAAAGCGAACAAGCAAATTGATCTTGCAAAGAATATTTGCCTATTTTCAATGGGTCGAGCATTCTAGCGCGTTACCCTCAACTGAAAATCCCGCGCAGGTTCATGCCACACACCAGGGACAATCGTAATGTTTTCACGATTGAACCCGGCATCCACTACCATATCTGACAGTGACTGCGGCGTATAACCCCAGCGGTGTCCCATTAACGGTTCATCGGGCGAACTATTTCCGAAGACTCCCCACCATCCGAACTGCTCAACCGATCTGCCATCTGGTGGTTGAATAACACCTGCGATCACTTTGCAGCAGTATGCCAGATCGGGCTGCTCAAGGATCAGAAGACCTTCAGGCAGCAAAACATCATAGCATTGCTTGAGCACAATCAAAGCGTCCTGTTTGAAGAAATGCTCGATAATGTGCGATGCTACGACTTCTGTGAATTTTTGTGACATCACTTCGTCGGGTAACGGCGGTAGCATAGCGCAAATATCAGGTTCGTTGGCAGGATTCCCATCAATGGTTACATATTCCTGCCAATGCCATTCTCCGCTGCCTATGAGCAACTTCGTCTTATTTATCACGGTCTTCCTTTCCCTTCACTAATTCTTTCCAGATTACAGGTTGTGCTGTCAAATCTTCACAGATATAAAAATGTCCGCTGCCGTCCTGCACCATCACCCTGTTACTGGGAGGTGATATCTTGAAAATAGCCAACTCTGCAAACGATGGCATTGTCATCGGCAAGATAATCGTTCTCAGTGGCTGATATATCATGCAGCCCCACCGATAGTCTCCTGCGACATAGTATGGTTTCATTGATCTCATGGCTTGAAACCCGCAAGCACCTTTATCCACTTGAGCGCCACCTTGTCCGCTGTGAATTGCTGTGCAGCGACCCATCCCAACTCAGCATCCGACTCGCGCAGGGTTTTGTCGTTTGCGCTGGACAGAGCTGCGCACCATTGCTCAGTAGTCTCTGCCATCCAGAACAATCCTATCTCCTGATAAGAAGGGATAGGCGTTCCTACCACTGGTAGACCGAGGCCATAGGCTTTCAGCAGTCGGTTGGCACTCTTGGTCATCACCCAGTTGACCGACCATTGGGGACTGCCAAACACGAACGGGAAGATCGCCATATCATGCTCGACCATCAATTGGTCTACTGTATCAGCGGACCACTGCTGCGCATTCCAGCCTTCTTTAGGCAGTTGATCCGTCTGCTCGGAGAAATGCGGATTGTTGAGATCCGTAATAATGGTCAGATTAATGCCCAGTGTACGGCAAGCACGGGCTGCATAGCATAGATGATACATGTTCTGAGTATTGCCGACCCAGACAGCGCTATTCAAGTTGTCTGCGTGTACTTTCTTGCGAGGGCTGGTCGGCTCAGTATCCAGACAATCTGGAATAACGATTGCCCCAGGGAAATGAGCGAGCTTGGACTCAGTGTCCACTGTGATCTGATCCACCTCGGCAGGGATAGGCGTGGAAATAAGATCGTCAATGTCGAAAATGATACGCTTCCCCGCAGCCTTGAACATCTTCATTGAGCCATCCTGCGGCCAGACCTTCTGATACACCACAACGTCACAATCCGATGAATTGTAACTGTTGAAGGTAACGGTATGCCCCATCGCTCGGAGCGCTGTAGCGACCTTCCAGACACGGAGTCGACTACTGGCAAAGTCTGTGCTGCCTGCGGGGAAATAGTTAATGCGCATTGTTGTCTCTCAATTCACTGAACAACTGGTCAATGGCACCAGCTTCGATATAAACGCTAGCTTTTACTGACTCTGCCATTCTCCGATAAGCATCCTCGTAAGTATCTGCCCACATACAATCAATGAAGTCTGGCTGCTTACCTTCCTTCCAGATGTCCCATGCGATGCGACGTTCAATGCCCGATTCTGCTATCTCTAGCGGAGGTGCTGTATATGTATGCAATGTCCACCAGTTAACTTCAAGCGGTTTAATTTGCGCCACATTGTAAGGGAAAGCGATGCCGCGATAATCGAAGTCGCCGCGGTTGGTTCCCACATGGAATGTCCACTGCTTTGAAATAAGAAGGATGGCAGGAGCCAGTTTGATCTTCATCGTCTGCCTACAAACAATCTATCCGACATGGGATCATAAGCGGCAAAAATATCGAGATAGTCATATGGATTAGAGGGGTAGCCATGATAATTACCAACCATATAACGTTCAAATCGGATAGTGCGAACACTAACACTGGGACTAACACCGAAGTTGAGATCGATCATGCCAATATGTTCGATGCTCATTGGTCGCCAGTTGGCGGGCCGGTCCGCCGGATGGTAGCGATTATCGACCAGCCACTTGTGAAACCGCTTGACGCAGCGCAAATAGAACGCCTTCCAGCCTTTTGCGGGATACCAGTTATTCCGATAAGGACGCATCATTGAATCGTCCTGTACAGGGATCTGTATCTCACGGGGAGAATTGTACACAAGTTCAATGGTCGTCTTGTCATTCAACTGTGGAATTTTGCTGCGCATTTCGCGCCACAGATAAAAGGCAAGCGGACCATCTCCGATAACTGACTGCAAAGGATGAACGGGCGCTCTCATGCCTTTACCCCCACATGCTCCAGTATATCCATAACACGCTGACGACTTCGTTCAAAGGTGAATTGTTCAACCATTCGATATTGTTCAGCAACTGCATTCCCATAATAACTGTTGCTGCTGAGCAATTCAGCCATCACGCTAGCCTGCGCAGGGTCAAAGGGGTCAATATGTAGTCCTGGCGCATCATTGCACCACTCAGAACTGATCACAGGTGTACCGACCATCGCGCACAGAACCTGCTGCCGACCATAGCTATGGCGCGTGTAAATGTCCACGCACATCTGCGCCTTAGCCGTAATCGCCACAAAATAAGGCCATGCGACGTGCCCCAGAAACTCAGCCTTGAGGCCAGCGATACGCGCATAGTCCGAGGTCCAGTCCCGCTGCGCTGCATACAGCACCCGACAGCCTGTTTTGCGCTGGATGGCAGCCACTGCCGCAACGTTATTGGCAGTATTGTTGTCAATGTCGATGCTGTGGTCGAGCGTGAGAATGTAGTCTTCTTTGGGCAAGTCACGATAAGGCAAGAAGAATTCTGTGTCACCGATAGGGGATGGGAGATAAAACGTTGGTTTGTTCAATAGCTCGCCATACACATTGCAATCTGCATGTGTACGCCCCCCAATGGCATCTGCCATGCTCATCTGGTGCAGCATAAACATCCAGTCTGGACGAGTCAACACAATATCCACGCAGGCATCCGGGCAGGCAATACAGTAACAGGTCGGGTTGACCGCTTTTATCTGCTCAATGTGACGCGAGTCTGTGGTGTGGAATAAGTTAACTATAACGATCCTTGCTTTCCGCACCGCATCTGGCATTGTCCCTGGTTGCCGTGTATCCCAGCGTTGCCACGGCAAATCCAACACGGTAGACCAATTAGAGACGCTTACGGTAGGCGGACCACCTGGTCCGCTTGTAACGAACTCGCCCCACACAAGCGCAAGATCACTCAGTTGCATTGTTAACCACCTTGTTCATTTCTTCCCGCACAATAAGGCGGATCATTCTGGTCAAGTCAACCGACTTCTCCAGCGGGACATAATTTGCCGCGTAATCAGTGGAGATGCCCAGTGCCACCACGCCCGGAATGCTTGCCCTCATTCTTTGCAAAACAGCATTGATAAGTTCCCCGTCTCGGCCTGCAACAATCCAGACATCATCACCCAGATTGAACATTTTCATCTTTCCCAGGTCGAAGATTCCAGGTTGAGTAGCATCAATTGGCTCAGGTAGATCACTCATCCAACATTCCTTTCACAACACCCTCAATGTATTTCTTTAAAACTTCATTGTCATTAAGATTAAGCACTATTTCCAGCGAGAAGGGCAAGACTACCATTCGCACACCGATAGGAGCCAGCCTTTCCTGGTACACACTCACAACATGATCGAGCTTTTCATGATATAGTGGCGATGCACCGAGCGGTAGTCCAAACAGTATCAGCGTCGGGCTAACAACGATAACCGAAAGCAGAATGTCAGGCGTAGCCATATTATGCAAACCTTATCGATAGGCCACCGTGCCGCGTGCCATGCAAAGCCAGTGCGGTAGCCACTACTGTTTCAGTGTTTCTGACGGGCAGAAAATCTCCCTGTCCGCCAGCGCGGTATTCATAGCCAGATAGCTCATTGATAAGCCCTTCGTCAGGAACAATGCGCAATCGCCCCATATTTAATTCCAGCGCCAGATTATTGAGCATGTCGGCTCTGCTTGCCCTGGTCATACGTAGTGGGTACACGGGTAATCCCTCCGATCGCAACGCTTCGATGTTAGGACCGCCAATGCTGGCCGCCTCAACATAGATAAGCTGCGGTTTCCATATTTTGTGCAACGCGGATACTCGATCTCGCTGCACTGCATAACCCTCACCTATGGTTCGGTCCAGCGCGACCAGTTGATGCGTTGTAGCATCCATAATGGCTACGCCCATACGGTCCATATGGTTTCCCCAGTCCAGCCCGAAGACTATCCGATGACCAACAACAGGCTTATCCTGCGGCTCAACTCTGGCATATCGTTCTGGATTGGGGAAGAGCCTCATCTCTTTGTTGCCTTTCGTGCTGGCGCTTTGGCCTTTGCCTTTGTGGTAATGGCTCCAGTACCTTCGCCTATCGTAGGCGTTCCACCGGACACTTCAAACTCATAGTGGGCAGGAGAAGACTTTGGCTCATCAATCTCACCCCACACTCGTACAGCACTGGCGCAGACATCGTAGCCAGATTCCACGGTGCGAATATCATCGAGTACGCCCGTGTTCGTCATGAGTTCACGCAGGGCTTCTTCGGACATTCGCCACAGGTCCGGTCCAGATTTTACGGGCGGTTTGGTGAAGGAGGGGGTAACAATTACCAGTAACCCCTGCGGATGCATTACGCGGACCAATTCTTTCATCCATGACACGAGATCCAGCACTGCGTAAGCCACGCTGCCTGAGATAACAATGTCATAGTGACCGCTTTCGATGGGATAGTGGTAGGGATTATCTGCCACGATATCCACATTGGAGTTGGCTTCCAGGTCCAGCCCCGTGTAATGCCAGCCAAGCGACACGATGTACTCCCTGTAGGACCCGTTTACGTTGAAAGCGCCAACGTCCAGCACTGAAGCGCCAGTCTCAGGGTAGCGTTGCAAAGCGTCAGCCATAAGGTCCAGACTTCCCTGGTGCATAATTCTCCCTATCCTGTAATATGAGCGGTTAAAATGACGATCCCGAAGAAAAACAGTGCAGCGGCAAGGCTAGCCCAGTCGGGCAGTTTCATCTTGCCACCAATCCAGCGAACCAATCCGCCTACGAGGGCAGCAACAAGGCACAACACAATAACAACCGCGGCGACATGCGTATCGACAGTCATAGATTCTCCGTTTTCTTTATTTCCTGTAGCACACGTTTTTTGTCCCAGATAGGGGCAACTTTTTCAGGTTCAGTCTTCTTCCTCAACCATTCGGCATGAGGTTCGGCCTTCAACTGTGCATCAATCTCATTGAGCACAGGGATAAAATGATCTTTCAGCACTGTCTCTACATCATAGACCAGTGCAGCCTTACGGGTACGCTCACGCAGTTCTGGCATCTCGCCTGCCTTCCAGATGCTATAAGCGTGCGCCAGACAGTCAGCGGCATCATAAGGGTCTGCCAGCATCTGATAGCTTCGCGGAATGCGTTCTGGCTGAAAACGAATACCGCTGACTTTCCAGCCGGTCAGGTTAATCTCACTGCTAGCGGCAAAATCGATGGCGATCAGTGGACAACCACACGCCTGCGCCTCAACATCGGTCAGGCCAAAACCTTCGCCATAGGAGAGCATCAGTTTCGCGTCCGCTGCGTTGTAAACATCGACCAGATGATCATCCGTGGGAATGCCAGTCACCATCATGTAAGTACCGAGGCTGCGCAGGCTACCATTACCATCGCCATCGACCAGAAGATGGTTCCCGCCGGGGAAGATAACCTTGTCGGCAATGCCCAGTTGAGCAGCCATCGCATCGATGGGATGGCCATGGACTCCAGAAGGGTCAGCGTGGACGTAAAGAAGCGCATCGGGATGGTCATGCGAAAAGAGTTGGAACGCCTCGAACATTCCCGCGAAATTCTTGCGCCCACCTTCGCCATTGTTGGCTACGATAACGACCAGGAATGCATCATCGGGGATAACCTGATCGATCAGGTTCTTGGTGAACATGTTCTTCCGCGCCTGACTTCGATCAGTGGGTTTAAACACCTCAGTCTCAATGCCGTGTGGCACATAGAGAGGCTTCAATCCAATTTCCTTCATCTGCGCTTCGCCATGTCGTGAAATAGCGATGGGCCAGCGGCAAGCATTGAACTGAGCACGCTCGTTTTGCAGAATAGGTTCACAATCTACCGGACACCAGGCTGCCCACGGGAGCGGCATCCACAGGTCTGGACGCATCGCAAAAATGTCAATGAGCGACCAGATTACACTGGTGCGTTGATGGTTCGGAAAGTATGTCTGGGCGTACAGATAGTGACCGTAGATCACGTCATTGCCGTGCTGTTCTTTGACACGTGGCAAATGCACAATGCCTGCTGCATCAGCCAGCGGAGATCCTTCCAGGCCACGATAAGCGCTGACGACTACACCATAGCCTGCTTCTTTAAGACGGTGAGTCCAGATGCGCGATTGTGTGCCGTACCCGCTGGGCATCCAGGTTGCGTTAGAGTGCCAGAGTATATTCACGATTCGTCCTTTACTACATAAATAGTCCGCTGATCTTCCCAGACCACGCGGCAACTGAACGGACCTATAGTCATAAATCCACCGAACTTGTGGGTTTCAAACGAGTCTGCCAAAAGCTCTTTAGCAACCCCCACAATTTCTTTATTCCCCCACATATACTGATAAGTGATCATGTTGTTCGTCATGTCTTTCTCACGAACGACTGTAATAACGCCTGTATCTGTCGGTCTCGGATACGACCTTATCAGTTCATCGATCTTCTTATAACCAGCGTCGGATAAGCCGCGCAGGAATTTCTGCGTTCCGATGGATCTTGTCCATACATAGGGACTATCTAGCAATTCAGTATATTCGGCATCAGTGATGACCTGAACGAAATTATCATTCGGGTGTTTCCCAGCCCTCTCTAGCCAGGGCAGTATTCTGAGCAGGTCGAGATCACTTAGGGGCATTATTTTCTCTTCTTTCTGGACTTCCGTTCAAAATCGCCAGTTTCAATGAGAGCAAGCACTTCGCTGCGTCTGACATAAGTCGAGTGATAAATGCGACCAGTCTGTTTGTATCTGGCAGCGATAACATTTGGATTGAAATAACTATGCAAATATTCATATTCTATAAGTCGAGCGACTTTGCGCAGTTGCAAATTCCCTGCCGATCCCCAGAACAACCGGGCAGCCTGACTGGGCGTGAGCGCTTCTTCGCTGTACAACTTCCACTGCGCCCAAGCAACCTTACGTCCACCTTTTGTCTCCCATAACCACGGGGAGATTTTGAGCGCAGGGAATGGACACAGCGCTTTGACCACATGCTTGACTGCATCCTCCAGAACCGATGGTTCTGCCGTGCATTCTTCTACAATGTCGATGTATTTTTGCTTGCAATGCTTCTGGCAAAGTTCAGTGAGCGATGCAGTCCAGACATTCTTAGCCTGCTTGCGAACCCTTTTAAGGACTACGGGATCAACGTTCATAGGATTCCAGCCTTTTGATAAGCGCTGACAGGTCTCGGCCTTCTATTTCCCAGTAACGGAAGAAGTCGGCATGGAAGAAAATCTCTTTCGTCATTTCTGCTATCAGGAGAAAGCCACCAGCGCCAGCATCATTCGCAAAAAACTGTTTCATCCGCGCCTGCACGTCTGCGGCAATGTCTGTTGCTGAGGATGCGTTTATAGTGACAGTGAGTTTCGACTCGCGCATTTCACGCGGAGTGATTGTGCCTTCAGGCCAGCTTTCAGAATGTCCGTTTACATTGATCATTTTACGGCTCATTGTCATCCCAATCTTCTGGTTTCTCCGCAGTCCACAACGGCGTTTTCTCCTTCGGTGGCGCTGAGGGATAAGGGACCGTGCGAAAGTGATTGCGCAGCTCTGGATAGTTGCGTCGGTGCGCCATCTTCTTTCTCATCTTTTTGGTTTTGTAGTGTCGTTTGACCATATCTTCAGCCCTTCGTACATAGCTCTGGCCTGCGCAATGCCCGCCTCTGGCAATACACCTGCTTCAAATGCTCTGAATGAACCGACTGGAATGCGAAGCGTACCAACGATGAGTTCCACATGATTCCACCAGAGACTGTGTGTAGCAGTATCCATTTTCTCAGTGATCTGTATCTGGGCATCTTCGAGATTGATCACCGTGATTAGAGGATGCTCATTGTTCTCCCATGCCGTTTTTGTCCATAACTGCCAGATGTCACTCAGGTTCATTGTGGTTTAATCCGACTGATCACTGCACGAATAGCAGACTTCCCGCCCTCAAACGCTCCGATGAGCCACACGCGATAGCCAATTATTACAACCGCAGCGATAATTAGCGGGATGTAAATGCATAGGTCGCTCATTGAGTAGCCTTCCATTTACCGAAACGCATCATCAATGCATCGACCAGTTGGTACAGATCGAAGAAAACATACTGAAGATATCTCTCTGCTGAGATTTCCAGATTGCGCCGTCGGTAGAACTGGCTACCGGCACCAACAATTAACTTCCCAGACTTCCAGTACAAACCCGCCTCAAAAAAGCTGATCGGCGCTTTCGATGAGGATGGCAACCACATAAAGATAAGGTCAGCCTTCTCCAGTGCGTCCAGTTCCCAGTGAATTTGCCCGTCTAGCGTATCTGGCGTGAATGCTGCTCGACGGGGATTGATCAGCACCAGATCGTCGTAGTCCTTCAATGTCTCAATAACTTTTGCCTGCCAGTCTTCGGCAGCACCCATATCAATTGCGCCTGCCAGAAAGACGCGATAACCAGGAACATCGACAGACTCAGGGGCAGTAATTACAGTGGTCACAGGTCAATCTTTCTGGCATTCACAATCGCTCTGAAGAAACGCTGTCGCATCTCTTCTTCGGAAAGTTCTTCAATCTTCTCAATCTCCGGCGGACCAACGGTCACTGCCCCGTCTTTCAGGGTAACAGTATTGACAACCGTCTTGTCCTCATACTCGCCACCGCAATGCACTTTGAGTGAGAGAGAAGGGCACGCTGCGCCCAATTTGAGCAACGTTTTAGCCACACTCTCTACGGTATAATTGCGCTCAGCCAGATTGCCACGCGCATTGATCTTCGCAGCAGGCCAGTCGCCCAGACCGCCAAGCCCATCGGTTACAGACAGACAGTGGAAATGCTTGTAGTCTTCGCCTGGATCGCACTCATGGCGAAGATCGCGCACCTCGGATTCGGCACAATCCCCGATAATTTGAACAGACATCCAATCGCCCATCATCTACTCCTTCACCGGCCACGGCAAACCAAAGTCTCGGCGCTTGATCTTCGCCATTCTGCCATCGGGATGATGCCAGACAATGCCTTCGATGGCATGGGGAATTTCGAGGTCCCTATCCCACAGCGCATCATGCGCCACAAAGCTACCTCTTGAAAGATAGGCGATCAGCCCGATGTAATCACGCGGAGCATCGAGCAATTGAGTCTCGCCATGCCGATAGAGACCATGCGTGTGAAGCCGATAGATGTTCCCCTGCACCTTTGGTCCCACCAGTTCGTAAGTGCCATCGAGAATTGGACGATCCGTCATTTTCGTCCAGCCCTCATAGTTCTCCATTGCTTCCCGATGCCACTTATCTTCAGGACCATCAGTAACTCGCACCCAACCGGGAACATCCCCCGTTACAGGATCGGGACCCTGCGCAGGAATAAAGTCTTTCGGGACAGGTCTGCCATTTTTGAGTTCATAACGCTTGAACATAACGCCGTTCTGGATGAGGCAGCATGTGCCATCCGTTTTCTCTGTGGCAACGCCTTCGCCTGCTAGCACCCACTCGCAGCCTGCTGCAACCTCGTCACGAACCTGACGATCAGTCTCGTAATTCCGCTCAAAGAGCGTTGGAATTTTCTTCATTTCGCATACCTACCATACCCAGTATCTCCACCAGGCCACGCGCTGGGCAACTGCGGATTAACAATGCCGTTCTCCAGCAGCCACGCCATCGACCTGTACTGAATCTCGACCATTGCGGCAGGAAACACATTGGCCCGCTCGAATACAGTGTGCCCCACGGAATCATGTCGCGTTTCGCCCATGCCAGTGCCAAGATCGGCAGTCCGACTCATGTCACCAGTCAGACTTTTCACAGTCATTTCAGACCGAAAGGCGCTGTCCATAACAGATTGACCAGATGCCCTTGAGTACGAGGCTGAAGCACGGTAAACAGGCGCTTTCTCAGTGAAGATCGCCACGCCGATCACGCCAACATTTTCTGCACTGCCCGTGGCCTGCGCAGCAATGGAAGACGCTGGGTCGGAGAACACAAAATCACGGGTTGTATTGTCATCGATGCGCCAGCCGTGATTTGTCCATTCTCCGGTGATGATCATGCCCTTATTACTGAGCAAAGCTAACTGGTCCCGCAGCACATCCCGACCATCCACGCTTTCCAACACTTCGATGCGTCCACTTACCCGATGGCGCACCACAATGGCGTAGGCTTTGCCCGGTTCTCCAGCAATCCAGTTCCGCCCGTTCTTCTCGTAGATGGGCAGCGGCAGACCATCTACTGCAATGGCAATATCGACACCGCCTGGTAACACAATCAAGTTTCTCAATTCAGCCTCCTATTCGTTATCGTACCGATGATGTTTGTTGTGTAGTTCAGCGAGCTTGTCCATCCAGACTTTGGCTGGAACACTCTCGTAACACACCTTGCATAGAAAATCAGGCGGATCGCCTTCCTGCACTTGAATGAGATCCACCGTGCGCTTTTCATGACACAGATTGCAGGTGAAGGTGTCCAACCCCTGCTCCGCGCATACATCGCAGATATAGCCATCCTTCGAGACTGACCATGCGCCAACCTTGTGGATGCCAGCACGCGCCATCTGCGCTTTCTGGTCAAGTTTATTCCACACAGGCCAATGTCCATGCCATTCGCTCAGCATCGGCATCATCGGATTGCCACAGATGGGACATTTCTTTATCTCTAGCGCAAAATCCATGTAGATTTTGCTGCCAGACTCGTTAGGCTTCAGGTTATGTGGCGTGAACTCTGCAATGTCGATCTTCAAGTCTTCTCGATGGCGCACTCCTTCATAGATCAAATTCTTCAACTGTCCCTTCAGGTCGCCAAGTTCAGGCTCAGTCGAGAAGCCCGTAAAGTGCGACAGATACAGGACAACTCTCGATGGATAACTAACCGTGTTGGCTATCACTTCTGAGATTTTTCGAGTAAGTTCTATATCCACATCGCTTTTGAAGGCCAGGATAGTCTCCTTATCGCTCAGAGAGATAATCGTCAACTCATCGGAGTTCACAATGCTGGGCGACTCTAGCGCCGTCACTGGCAGTTGCACATTGATAGATTTAACGGTCATGAGGATCACGCTTCATTTCTACCAGTCCACCTGGCGCATCCTTGCCGTCCCACGTCTTTGTGTGATCTACCCTGTCGCGCATGATATAACTGCCATCGGGCAGGAGCGTCACCGTATAATGTTTGTGGCATTCTGAGCAGAACACATCGAAACTGTCAGCATTGTCACCAAAAACCCATCGACCCCTGTGACCTGCTGGACACTTAAGATTAATTTCCATTTTTCACCTCGGCCTGTGGGGGCAGCGCTGCGATCAACGTTGTGCGTATCCAGTCGGCAGCCGTGCCCTTCTCGGTCAGCTTCTGGTAATAGGTCCACAGCAATTTTTGCTGGGCATTATCCATGTCCAGCGTTACTGGCTGAAGGCGCTGCACATTGACCAGTTTTTTACGTGACATGTTACTCAGATTCTGGAGTAATTTGATACCAGGCGATTGAATTGCTCCGCACAACTAGAACCCCCAGCGCTCCTGTTACACGCAGAATATCCGCGTCCTCGGAGAATTCACCCTCAAACTCTTCTCGCCCCTCGTCACTAACCGAGTGCATTTCCAATAGCTGCCCATCGTGCAGCTTAATCTTTATTGTAAATGTCGGGTTTTCCATGTTATTCCCCTTTTCTCATTTTATCTGCCACGTCTTTTGAAGATGTGACCACGCGGGCTGTAGATCCACGCTGAATAAGCGCACCAATGGCAGCATCGAAAGCTGAAGCAAAAGAAGTGTGATGCTCAATATCCCGTCCAGCCTCCAGAATGTGCCAGAGGCCATCCTTGCCTTCCAGCATCACCAGCGCATGGGCGTGCAATCGTCTGTTGAGAATCTTTACCGCCTCGCGCATATGAGTGCCGTCGGCAAGCATTCCACGAATAATTTCTTCAGTTGATTCGTTCATTTTATTTCCTCAAATGCTTCGGCAGTCCAGGGGAGGACCACTTTGAAAAAGTTATCGTAAATCACCTGAGCATAGACGCGAATTTCATACTGGGCATCGCTGGCCATGCGCAAGCGCAGGAAGTTCATCAGATTGTGAGCATCGATCTTAATCACGCCCGTGTAGTAGACTGCAAATCCGGGCAGGAACAACCGTGCAATCTCCCGTGCCACGCCCTTCTTCAGCGCTGCCTCATACAACTCATACGAGTGCGCGTAGTGGGCAATAAGGGCTGCTGTGGTCTCATTGCCCACAGCCTCGTCCAGTTCGCCTTCACTGGCCTGTTTGTTGTTCTTAGCCTGCTGCCGCCAGACATCCGGCACATAGAAGTCGTTTTCCTCAAAGGGGGTATAGCGGCCCGATTGCAGGTTAATATTAAAAGTCCGGTGTCGGACCAGTTGCCACCATGTTACCAGTGGGGCACGCAGCCTGAACTTGAACTCGACCATCTCAAAGGGACTGGTGTGATGATTGCGCAGCAGGTAGAAGAGTAACTTCTTGTCGGACTCTGCGCCCTTGCTCTGTCCGAGGAAGGAAACGCGAGCTGCATTGACAATGGCGAGATCATTGCCCATGACAGATTGCAGTTCCACGAAGCCTTTGTCGAGCACAGGAATAGTATTGCCGATAGGAGCCTGCGCTTTGGGATGTCGTTCACGCAATTCTTCCCATAAATTGTTATCTATCAACTCGTCATCAGTTAATTTGTCGTTACCCTTTTGCATCCCACACCTTTGCTCTCAAGTCTTTGATATAAGCCTGCGCCCACAACGGCAATTCCGACATTTTGCCTATAAGCGCTCCGTCCACAAACAGTATATTTTCGTCTTCAATGTAGGCTGTACGTTCATGCTTTAGTCGATCATACTCGGATAGAGCACGCACTTCGTCTATCAAGTCCTGCATTTTACTCATCGATCTCCGCCATTCTTTTTCTTCTCCTTATCCTCATCTCCTGGACCTGGACCAGCGCCCGCGATAATCCCAAATCCCACAATAGCAATGAAAACAGCCAAGACAGCGATAAGCACTTTCTCTGGATCTAAAAACAAAGAAAAGAACAGGAAAGCGGCAAAGTGCATTGCGATTAGTCCTACGAGTACTTGTTTGTCCTCGGCATCCATTTTTATAAACTTATCTATCATTTCTTGCGTCCCATAATTTGGCTCTCATGTCCTTGATGTAAGCCTGCGCCCATAGTGGCAAGTCCGCCAATTTACCGACAATAGCGCCTGTGAGGCATATAAAATCATCGTTAATATAGGCTTCGCGTTCACGCGCCAGCCGATCCCTTTCGGCAAGGTCCTTTATCTCATCGATGGCATCCTGTAGGGTGCTCATTACTGATCTTCGCCCATATAGTTGTCCATCAATCGTTCGACTTTTCCCTTTAATTTCACATTATCGGCTTCTAGGGCTTCAATCCGTCGGAGCGCAGCCACCAGATTGGCGACCAGAAACACACCCCAGTGATTATTGGTATCCAACGTCGCAGGAAGATCAGGCAACTTGTAGCCATAATCGGTAGAGAGCACGTATAGGGGCGATGAGGTGAGGCGATTCAGATTGTCGAGTGCTTTCGCTACCAGTTGGTCATCAGCCTTACGGGATAGGTCGGAGAGGATTACGCGCGCTTTCACTGTTTGTTGCACGCGAAACTCGAACTCTTCCATCGATGCTGACATTTCCCATAGCTGGTTGATGGTAGACAGATACAGGATGGCACTCATATCGTGCGCGGAGGCATAATTCATTGCTTCGATTGGAGCAGGAGATTGCATTTGTTACCTCGTAATAGCGCAGGTCATGGTAAATCCGGCTTTTGTCTGCTAAGTTAAAAGGGGCATGACCTACGCCACGATCTATCCTATCAGAACTCCTGTTCGGAGTGCATTGAGGTTACGTTAAGGTTTCATGCGTTGCGCATGTATTATTCATGCATTGGATACATAGCGAAGCTATTTCAAAAAACGCGCAAGCATATTGGCGACTTGCCCCAGCAGCCCGACCACAACAAGATCGATTCCGATAATAGCCAATAACATAGCTGGGAAGGGTAGCGGATGAAATATAATCAAAACAAACACACAGCCTGCATCGAACAGTGAGAGCGAAAGTAGAAAGTGCCCAGTTAAGCGTGTGTCGTCATCCATTTTGAATTCCATGTAATATTCGTGCAAGACGTTCCCGAAACTCATTAAAATTCTCAGGGCTGGCATCGATGCCCAGATTTTGCAGTGCAAGGTCGATGATTTTCTGCTGCCGCTCGATCTCATCGGCAGCCTCCACCATAAACCGCGCAGTGAGAGGCAGGCGTTGATCAGCGTTTTTCTCTGCCATCAATCGCAGGTTGTTGAGCAGGATATCCTGACTCACCTGAAGGTCTTTCATGGTCTGGGCATCTGCGTTACTTATTGTCATTGTTGCCTCGACAATCTACTGAGTGCGCCATCTGGTTATCCTTCACAGCGAAGATGCAGGTATCCCCTACATTGACCAATCCGATCTGTTCAGCGTACAGGCCAACCACGGCGGGTTTGCCGTTGCTGTCGAGCACTACATAGGTCGTTGACGTGCCTGAGAAAAGAGTCGCGTAGGTGCGCACAACCTTGCCTGAAACAGAGGTGGTAGGCGGGTTGCTGATATAATTGGACAGCACAGAGAAAAAGACTAAAATAAGACCAACTATCATCAGACCAATAAAGATCGGCAACAGCCATTTCAGCCATTCGATGGTATCAATCCATATGGTCGATCTTTGTTCATTCATGATACGCGCATATCCTCATACTTCCATCTATTCCAGTTTAAGGCCAATCCTTCGCCGCACTCCATGACCAGATACTGCATAAGGTCATAGCCATTACTAAGTGCCTGCGCCAGCTCCGATAACCGCTGATTATCTTTCTCCAGCATAATTCTCTTTTCCAGCACTTCGCAATCTGCGTGGACCCGATGCCATGTCTGACATATCTTCATATAGGGACACCATTCGCGCAGTAGCCTCCCTGAAATCCACCATTGAACGCCAGACGGGGAGACTTTGACGTGGCACAATCTCATCTCGACCATCTCTCTCAGGTCATCGTACAGGTCATTGCTGGAAATATGATGACTGTTGATGCAGTGGGCAATCATGAGCAAACCCAGAACTTCGACCTGGCCTCTGGATGGGGACAGTTTGATAGCAGGTTCAGGGATCATTCTGGCCTCGGCAGTCTAGGGATGGACGGGTAAAGGTCTGGCAATGTTACCTCCCATTGCGCTGCGGATCAGTGCTTGCACTTCATCAATGGTCTCAGTGCAGCGAATCGAGTCGCCGCTAACGGTCTTTATCAGGGTATCTCCATCGTCACGATAAACGTACTGTATCTGTCCGACCAGAATCAACACAGGTCCAACATCCCTTATGCCAGTAACTCTAATCATCCCATCCACCTGAAGCCTTTCCGTATGAGTAGTTCTTTCATTTCCCGCTTGAAGGCCCATGCGCCCTGAAACTTCACCCGCTTGGAGAGCGTGTGGATCATTCTGGCGTGCCACAGGTCCAGATGGGATGGGTCTTCGTCATGATTGACCCACAGATCATGCCACGCACATGTAAACGGCTGCGTGTTCTGGACAGTCCACTCCAGTGCATCGGCCTCAATAATCCTCAACCGATCAGTCTGTGGCATATAAGGCTGGACCAGCTTAAGCACATCGGGCGAGTTCTCAATAACAGTAATATGCTCGACCTTCGGATTGAGCAGCAGTCCCCTGACGACGCAGCCCAGACCCAGCCCTGTTACCAGCACATGCCCGTAGGCTTTCATGGCGAAGCCCAGATGGGTGCTGAGTTCAAAGGGTGTATCTTCCATGACCAGATCGCCAGGAGGGTTGTTGTAGAGCGTGGCATCAGTGATGCAGCGCAGATAAGTATAAGTTCCGGCGGGAAGGGTGATCATCTTCCAGTTGCGGTAGGTCGTGTGATCCTTTTTGATACGGTACTTGCTAATATGCCACAGACCGGAGTATCCGGCAGGGATAGCCTTAGCGCTCATGGCAGCCAGATAATCTTTAGCGTTCATTCTATTTCCGAATCTGCCTGCGCGGCATCCATTGCGTCCTGTCGGGTCGGGAATCTGTTTTTCCCACCAGCAACGATGAATCCCTTGTACGCATCGTACCGCACCCAGCACCATTTGCCGTCGCCGTTTTCTTGCCCAACCACGTAGGTGAGACCTTCTTTCACCTTTGCCTCCCACGAAATAACAGGCTCTCGTTTATCCTGGGGGACGTGGCTAGTTTCTCGCCATTCCAGTGTTGTCATGCTCGTCCTGTCTCCTGGTCGATCTTGCGGATAATCTTACCATCATCACTGATCTCATTGACCCAGAAATCCCACGGCCCCACATTGTCCACCGTGTCCCAGCCAATATTATTGGCACGGATCAGGTCAGTGATCACACTCTCATCGTAGGGATCACGATCAATGGTCTCTGTTCCACCGTCAAAGCAGCCATCATAATCTTCACCGGTGCAATCGTGGCAGAATATAACGACTTCGTAATGCATCAGTTGCTCTCCCAACTGCGATAAACGGCATCGACAATGATCGAATCGATGGCCTGTTTTTCTTCTTCGGTTGCCCTGTCGTCACATTCCCGATGAACACGGTAGAAGTAGCTGCGGCTGTCACCTGGGACCATCAGTGACGGGGAACGCATCGGCTCACTCAACTTCTTATGGCAGAAGGGGCACTCCATATCAAAGCCAGGGTCATAGGCTGGAGTGTTGCTATCATCATCAAAGTACCCGAACATTTTGTTCATCCCCAGTAACTCGATAGCCACCACTTGGGCTGCTCATTCCCGATTTCAATGTTGTAGGTCTTGCAGAACTCAATGAGCGCTGCCACTTTATCAGGACTGACTACCAATTCTGCCGGGTCGAATGCTTCTGGCGATCCCCGATAAGCCACCTTAATGCTGGTCGGTACAGCCAGAATGATCATCGGATACTCACCGCTGCAATAGTTAATCTCTGCCACGGGGAGAGGATGAGCAGCCTCGAAGGCATTCTTTTCATTGAAGTAAGGTGCGTATTCTTCTTTTGTAGGCCGTTTCCCATGAAGATAGATGGCGTTCTCTCTATCTACGTGCGTTTTAGCCACTGCCATCCTCTGGGCGTAAATCTCGTCATCAGCATAGATAGGATGTTCAGGCTTGAACTGGCAGATGCCATTAATCCACCAGCCATCCATATCGTTATCGTCCTCATATTCGCCGGAATTCCAGGGCAATTCAGTGCCCTCTTCCAGCATTATCCCGAAGCATATCTGACCATCGGCTGATGTTGACATTAGTACACCGCCCAGACTTCGATGGTGCTAGCTTTTCTCAGCACCTGGATCAACTCCTCGTAAGGATTTACCGAATCGCCTTCGTTCAAGGCCGCCAGAACTTCCAATCTGGGGATATCGTCTGTGTCCAGCACTGTCGGGAAAGCACCGAAGACCTTTTCCATTTCCGAAATGAAGGTCGATGGTCCATTCACGTCCAGACTCGTGCCTTCATCGAGCGGTTTCCATAGAATTGATGCGGTCATGCCAGATTCCTCTCTATCTTGAGGGCGAAGATGTTTGCCCAGTTCGATGGGAGAAGGATGCCAGTTGGTTTAATGCGTTATTGGTCACTTCTTCTCCACTTCCGCCAGTATCGCCCCAGCAATCACTTCTTCGTCATCTCCATATGGATTATCAGGGGAAGAGCGTATTACCGATATGGCCTCATCACACCACGCAAGTGCATCTCGCATCCGTGGGGCAATGTTTTTCAACGACTCCATGGCCGCTGCCATCGGATTGCTACCCTGAGCGGCATCACGCGCCATCTTGAGGATCATCAACTTTTTCAGGTTGGGACCAATCTTACGATCTGCCATTTTGCCAGCGCTCCAATGATGCCTGCGCAGCTTGCCGTGCTTCCTGAGCAGTAGTGCCTTCCCCGAAATCATGATAGGCCGCAAAGACAGCCCCGCTGCGCTTCGTTGTTGTAGTCCACACCCATTTGTCGTTATATAAATTGTGACTCACCACCATCATGCAGTTGTAGTCGGGAATCGCAGTCTGGCAGGAGTAGAGGCTGCTATTATCCTTCCATTTATAGACGGAGGGTTGCCACGTCTCTGGCTTTTCGTAACCCTTATCGGTCAGCCACTCCTCGAACATCTTGCGCTGCTCAGCGTAAGCGCCCTTCGCTATCTCCACCTCGTGGCGCATGAACTCCTCGGCAGTTATTGCCATCCGCCACTCGTCCAGCAGGCTACAAATAACATGAGCGTCACCGTCGGAACGATGGGCATACTGCTGTTCAAGAGCATCAGCACGCCATTTGGTCAGTGGCAGCCAGACACCATCTTCCGCCGGAGCAGGGACTGCCACAATCCGTCCTTCTACCCCATCGTAGATATGGTACTTTGCGTCGGGCGTTTCGGGAGTATCTTGAAGCCACTTGAGCCACATCAGTGCCAGATCGAGATTGTCAGTGCTATGACCTTCGACCATATTCTTGCCATTCCAGATCGAGTATCGGAGTTTCTGCACCTTGTTTGCCTCAATGATCTCCAGCAGTCCTCTTATATATTTCGCTGCCGCCCGTGCCACGCCAGCAGCCTCACGAGGCATCCAGCCCAGTTGTCTTTCATCACTCCAGACTGCCAGCGCTGTACGCGCCCCGGCAAGCGATAGCTGTTGAAGACCAGGCAAATCTGGCAGTGGCTGTCGGTCTATCAGATCGAATTGCGCCAGTCCGCCTGCCTGTCTGTCTCGGAGAAATTGCTGGGCTTCAGCCAGATCGTCGGTTTCAAAGGCATCCCACCTGAAATCGAACTTTATGCCCTGGATTAGATACCGTTTTGAAGTAATCACCTCCACCGTACTTGCGCTCACGCTGAACTTCTTATCGGGTATATCGAGATACACCACCACAACTTGATATTCGCCCACCTGTACAACCTGCGCCTCGGATGGGACCCGCACAACTCCACCCTGGGCATTCACTGTAGCCTTATGGACGAACACGCGCTGTCCAACTTTTATCTCCACGCCATTGCGGTCATGCAGTGGCGCTGGTCTCTCGACATCAATCCTTATTTTCGATGCAGTGTCCAGTATCTGGTACTTCACCTGCGGATTGCGCGACTGGAGTTCCCTGACCTCCTGCACAGCGAGTTGCAGATCATCCGTGTCATAGAAGTTGACCGCACCACCATCGTTCTTTATCTGCACGACAAATCGTTTCATTCTATGTCATCCTCATTGAACTTCTTCGCCCACGTCACTGCCAGCATCTTGGCTTCTTCGGGCGTATAGCATTTACCCCAGCCATCTTTCCGCCGGATGTTAAGATCCTTGCCATACTGTACATCCCAGTACCAGTGGGCTTCACTCGGAAAGCCTGCCATCCGATTGAGATCGTACTGGACCCGAATCTTTACCCCGTTGACCACTGCCTCGTAGCGAGGGTTGATCTTCTCGTCCACTGTCCAGTCCACATCTCTCACCATGTTGGTTCTGGCAAGGTACGTCAACTCTTCCACACCTGCGGCATCCTCATCTATCAGAAACTGATACTTCTCACCCATCTCGGCAAGGCGGATCAAGTCCGGCAGAATATCCGCCAGCTCTTCTTCGCTCAATCCGAGAAAATTCCAGTTGACCAGCCTATTGTACAGAGACTTCGCCCGTTGGATTACATTCTCAGCCATCTATTCCCCTTACCACATCAACAGCATCACGGCTGCCCCGCCCAACAACACCGCACAGTGAATGCCTGCCAGCCAGTAGTCATCGAACGTCAGGCTGCGCTGACTGGCTATATATCTCAATGTCCTGATCACATACACGAAGACCATCATGGCGAATATATCTACTGCGATGATGATGGCGTGGATGATCAATCGACATCCTCATAGGTTATCTCATCATCGGATGGCGGGAGTTCTTCGTCTGGCACCGGATAACCATATTCAATCTTCCCGTCTGGCGATTGGAACTCTGGGGAGAGGATGCCAGCTTTGCGAAGATGCTCGACAGGCTGGGCAGGCAGCGCTGCGATCAGTGTCTCTATCATCCACTGCGATGCCTTACCGCTCAATGCCAGCATACCCAGATATTCGTGTAACCGCTTCTGCTCACTGTCATCGGAGGACAGGTTGAAGCCATGTCGCCAGATGTCTACGTTCTTTTTGTGGGACATATGTCACCTTTGTGTAACCGTTACATCACTGTTGAGTAAGGGTTACTCAACCCTTGTGTGACTGTTGTGCGTCACGCGCCTTGCCATCTTTCGTGGGTCAGTTCGTAGAACCGATCATATACATGATCGTCATCCTCTGGGACGAAGGCAGGATCAAGTATCTTCAGCACTACCTGCTCGACGGTCAGATCATCCTTCGTGACCAGTCCATAGTCATATCCACCGCTGTCGATGTCAGGGTAGTAGTAGAACGTCTCGCCTACCAGATCGAGCGACTTTATGTCCAGCTTATCCAGATCGTATAGCCCGATCACCATTTGTTGGAAGTCTCGTCCAGCCTGGTTGTTGCCCATCAATACCTCGTTGTTATTTACTGTCTATGATATGACCTCATATATCGTCTGTCAACACTCTTGTGTAACCGTTGAGTAAGTGTTGTGCTACCGTTGTGTAACTGTCACCCAACTGTTGTGTGATGGTCTATTTGAGAGTTGTCGTTTCATTGCGGAAGTGTTGATGCTCATCAATGATCCAGTTCGATTTTTTGATCTGGCCTTAGATCAGCTAACGCGACTGGGGCATCGCGGCTCGGCTATTAGTACCCCTCCGGGGATGGTATTATTGCAATGTTTACTGATTATTTCCGATAATAACTATTATCGCGTAAGGTCGGCAAATTATGCGATAGCTAGGCGCTGGATTGCGATTGTGAACGATGGCACAAGCGCGGTTAAGTTCATTAACGAAGCATTGCCTAAAAATTGATTTAAAATTGTTTAGTTCGTTCACTAAAGAATAGTTTCATGTCTCTAAGCAAAACGTAGTATTTAGCTTGCAATCCATAGGATCGGTTAAGCATGTTGATTGCACTATCTGGAATAGGATAGATTGGTACACTATGCGAGATCATAACGTACACATGAGGATTAGGTCGACGACCATAAATCAGGCGATAAGCCTTATTGATCGTCATAGCATCATGACAGTTTTGAGTCCACAATTTTTCTGCGAAGCATTTACCGCGCTTCGTGGTCCAGAATGCCGGGTCTATCCCTTCGCACCATAACGGTATTAAATCACTTAGTTCTATCATAGTTAAGCGATTGTAGCACGTAGCAGGCGCAAGGCGCAACGATGCATCGTAACAGTACTGAATTACAGGGCCGCAATCGATAGCGAAGCATAGCACGAAGGATTGCGCAATCGATGCAAGGCGAAGCATAGGCCAGGTCGTAGCAGGCGCGATCATAGTCCAGTGTTATCGCCTGCTCAATTTGCTGGCAAGGTAGAACAGAATAGAACATAAACCTACGCTTTGAAAATTGGTGAAAATTGGTTGTCTAAACCTATTGACAGTGTACTGCAATAAGAGTATAATTCTCTCATAAGACGCGAGCACACACGAAGGATTAAACAACATGTTTTCACTAAAAGCCACAATCGCCGAAAGAAACAACGAAACAATAGTGATGTTTTCCGACGAAGGTGCGAAGTTTCAGGAAGATTGCTTAAACACTGTCGGGTTAGTCAAGTTCTCACCCGCTCACAAAATGATCGGTTCACTAGTAACGGCTATCAACAATAACCAGATTTCAGTAAGCGAAGCAACCAAAAAGTTTAACGCCGCATTAAGCAACTAAGTCAATCGACACAATAAGGGATAAGCTACCATGATCACAAATTGCCCTAAGTGCGGCGGACTCGGTCACATTGCCTGCTATGGTCACATAGCGCAAGGTGCGTGCTTTAAATGTAATGGGACGGGCAAAATTAATGCACCGGTGGCACGCAAGGATCGCAAGGTGCAATCCCCTGAGCGCAAAGCAGAATTAGCGGCATTAAAAGCAGATAAGCTAATTATTGGTACAGTCGATGACGCGATCAAACGTGCCATTGATGCTATTGCAGATAAGCCATCGTATAAGGCAGAAATAAGCTTGCTTATCAATTGCTTCGTGCGTGAGGTAAGCATAGCAGGCTTGACACTCTACCAGGCAAGGATCGCAGATGAGAAGTTAAGCAAGGCGATCTACCGCTTGCCATCTAGCAGCGATCTATCCTGGTTGACTATCAACAAGCCTTACACGCTTAACGATGGCATTATAAAGCAGGCAATCCATAATCACATAGGACGGTAAAAAATGATCGAACGAATAAGCATTGTACGCAAACTCATAGAACTAAACCAGAAACAACTTGAACACGATCAATTGATTCTAGAGTCCTCGTCTTACAATAGCGCTCAATGGTTAGTTTATCGGCAAGCGGTAGAGTCAGATAAACGGACAATTGAGCGTTATGAGAACGAATTAAAACAATTGGAGAATCAATCATGATCGCATTAACCATAGTCTCACTTCGCACCGGTGATCTTGTATTGCAAGACACGTTTAACGATAGCTTCGTGTGGGAAATTATCGCCACATACACAGAATGCACCGATCTTCCCTACGATTGTACTAGCTTCGTAGCAGGCGCGTTTTATGTGGCCCTGGATGATATCGATAACTGAGAATTTTCGTTATGTGTCTGTTATGCTAATTCAGTAAATTGGTTATTGACAGTACACTGCAAAAAGCATATAATGGTATTCATAGACACGCGAGCACATGAGGGTAACGAAAATGAACGGGTTTAACTTCACTTCACAGAATTGGCAAGTCGACGAACACGAAGTAACGCCTACATTCGATAATGATGTTTTTAGCGCCATCGCCGCCGGCCAGGCTTGTGCAATTGCCCGTAAAGATAAGAGCGGTATTGAGTTTTTCAAGAGCATTGCAAAGAAAGGCAACATCGCATCGTTAACCAGCAAGGAGCAATCCCTAATCCGTATCTGGTATATGCGCTCATTGGAGAGCTAAGTCAACATGAACACGGTAAACGATAAGCGCCTGCTCTTAATCTCAGTACTGGAAGATCGCCGCACCAATGCCATTATGCGGGGAAACTTCAAAACCGCGAAAAACTTAACACGTTGGATCTGCTTCTTGCGTGGTCCTGCTACCAGATACGATATCGCGGCCCTGTATACAGAATATCGATGCAATCATGAAACTATCGCGCCTGCTCAGTTAACTCTATTTTAAAAGGGGTGATCACCATGAAACAAGCGAAGCATATGAAACGCGCCACGCGTAACAATCGGCAATTTGTCAAGGCTTATCTCAAGTCTAAGACTCGCAAGTTCTAAAAGGATATACCAATCATGATCAAGTCAATGTTTTCTATCGATGATGAACCGGGCGTTATCTATCCTGGTTATACAGATGAACTAACCGCTTACATGGGGTTTGAGGATCCTTCGTTTGAACTTGCGATAGTACTGGAAATTTTAAAGGATCGGAGCGTCGAATATACATTCGATAACGATACTTTCAGCATACCAGAATTCGCGGATTTTACGCCAGAAAACGTATACAGCGGATTCGATATCGCCATCGATGGCGAAGTGAAGCACGTGTATAACGTGGGACAATGGTTGTTTATCTGGAATAGGGCGGTTTAGTAACACATAGCGCCTGCTAATTGGAGTTAGCAGGCGCAATTGTGAGACTAAGCATATTACAGGGGATATCATCGATGTTAACCAATGGTTGTAGAGTAGCAGGCATATACGATGGCAAGTCATTTACTGGCAACTTGTATGAGTTAAATCATATTAGCAGTATTGAGTTAGACAATGGGATCATAGGGTTTGACGGGCGATATACTGAGCGCTTGCATATGTACACTGATAACCATAAGGCAAGCCAGCAATTTTGGGAAATCCCAGAATCCCCGGTTAATAGTGAATATGCCATTGGTGATCTCTCCGAGATTGCACGCGAATCCCTTGCCAAACAATTTAAGCCTGTAAAGTTAAGTGAATATCGCGCTATGGTGCAAAATAGGTTAATGACCTATAAGACGGTAAAGCAGGCAGTAACTTGTGAATATGGTCATAAGCATATGATTGATCGTCGTGTCCCGGTTGCGCCTGCTATCGATGAGAAGCTTCTCAATATTGAATTCTTTTTCTACTGTTTAGCAGAATACGCGCGTTATCTGGAGGAACGTGAGTATGTGGCACGTAACGAAACGTGGAATCGCCTGGCTCGCAAGTTGTCATTGTCGGCAATTGCCTATGATGGCACGTTTGAGGGACTAGATACAGAGACAATTAAGCATATACGTGCGGAATTGTCGAAGCAATACGACGATCTATGCTTCGATTATCAGGTCAAAATCTATGGTGCGAAGTATATGCCGCGTCATATCCGATCTTGTGAGCTATGCTACAAAAACGATCTAGGCAAGCGTTATAGTGCTTACCTCGAAGGGATTAAATAACTATGTGTAACGCGAAGCATGCCTATAAATCAGCATACCGTAAAGAGCGCCAGTACTTTAACAACCTGATAAATCCCCTGGATTATCATGATCGCTATGTCGATACTCTACAGGAAAAACAGACTCGTGAGACCTATATGTTTTGGGACGGTATGCAGAATCCGTGGAGTAATGATCGTTACTTCGATGCAATGATCGCCTGCTATGCATCGAAGTCAATCTATACGCTTAAAGTACGATCTATGATGCTATGTCAATCATGTGGTGCGGTAAGTGATGAGTTAGACCATGATACTTGTCCTCATTGCCTGCTTATGGCGAGTCAGGCACTACTTAACGCTGCCAATGATACTTATGAGGATATCGCCAAAATATGGATCAATACCTTCGTGTGGCGTGATGATAATTACTTCGAGATTCAGCGCTTATACGATGATGCAAGCCAGCACGTGCAAGCAATGATCAATCTACAGGATGAGTATCATGTGGCATATTACAATGCCACCGGTAAGGAATCCTAACATGATCCTGCTACTATGTGCAAAGAATCCACGCACGAAGCAGGAACGAAACTACATTCTAAAAATGTGCTATAAGGCTGCCCGCGCGGTAAATGGCGATAAGACTGGGAATAATAATGGATCGAGAGTCTTAGATGGCAAGGTGATCATTGTAGACTTAGCTGGCAATGCCAGAATTGAAACACAGACAACATATACTCATCGCCCGCTCTTCACATGGATAGACCAGGACTAAAACAACATGAAAACTAAACGACAAGTTGCGCCAATGCTCACAAAAAACCAGTTGATTGATCTACTCATTACAGGAATCGCGCATGAACTTGTGAGCGATTATAAAAGCAACTATCCCTCGATTCAAACGCCTGCTAAGAATTACAAGACAATTGAGAAGTTAGTAAAAACAGGCGTTTTTAAATGGTCTCGCATATACCAATCGGGTGATCATGGTGCTGGCGTATACTTTACTGAGCAGGCGCTAAAACGATATGAGAAAATGATCCGAGATCGCGCTTATGGGATCGTGCTCCGAGAGTCAATCTTTGATCTTAAATACGCTCCGAGATTGCGTGAACAGTTTGCAAACGAATCATGGTTAAAGTACTGCAATACCGAGCCAACTATCTGGCGCTGGTGGAATCACGGTAAGGGAAGTGCTTTTGAGTTTTTAGAGATAACGTTTACTAATGGGCTGGATCAACGTGTCGAGATTAACTGCAATTATGACACCGATTGTATGGTCTCTTATGAGGAACGTTTACAACATGCTGATCTGCAATACTCACGCGCTGAAATTGCACGTCTACCAATGGTAGAGCTATATCCCTTCTCACTATAGAGGATTCTAACTATGAACACTAAACAAGCCTATGTCGAAGCCTACCGCGTATACCGTCAATTTGATGGATCTTGCACCAATTTACAACTATATAGAACGTCTATACTTTGCAAGTATGGCACTATAGGCGCGAAGGCAATTGAATCGAGGGATAACCGATCCTATGCTTCGCCAATGCCAACAAAAAAGCATGCTTATCCTGCTATTTATCGGGCAACCTATCGGTTAGGGCAAATGTACGAACGTTCGATCTTGCTGGCAAGGTTTACACGCAATCCAGGAGACTACGACAAGGCGATAGAAGCGGAAAAGATCTTAGATGGCCTGGTGCGAAGCAATCCAGAACACTGGTTATATACTGATTTTGTCAATGGGCGCAATTCCATCCGCGCGGCCCGACAATTGGAGTTGATCAATTTATAACACTTTCGTTATTGACAGTACACTGTAAACCTGCTACAATTCGATACATAAGCAAATGAGGGACTAAACCATGACAGTAACAAACAACATGCGCCAGAATTGGCAACAATTGAGCGTAAAAAGCAATAATCCTGATTTCAAGCCTTTCTATGTGCCAATGGCGACAAGCTACCAGGGACGGCGCGCCAATTATGATTATGCAAGGGTTGAGTATACTTTCGAGTACTGGGCAAAGTCATTGCAAGGCGAAGCGTCGAATGATCCTTACCTGAGCAATCATGATACAGCATACTTCGCCGACGAATACCGGCAGGCTTATGAAAAGTTTTTAGATAAGTTTGCCAGCATCGAAGCAGACAAGCGCCAAAAGGATGAGCACGCGGTAAGGATCGCGCTATATCATGCCAACGTGGCAAACGAAACAACATTCGACATTGCCAGCTATGCCAACGATATGATCTCGGATTATGAGCATAGCGCCGGGTCAATTGTGTCAAGTGTCCTCCAGGAGAATTTAGAGCAGGCGCTTAAACTGCTAGAAAAAGGATACGGTAAAACGCCAGATCAACATATGGTGCAGATTAAATCTGGCAAGTATGAATTGCAATTAACTGCTACCAATGGTTCTATGTGGTTACAAACTGGCGTTACTTATGCGCCAGGGCTGCCGGTTAATATCTTCCTTCCCGCGAAGCGCTTGCAAGACCTGGTTAAGGCATTGCCAGCATTTAGAATCGATATGAATACCACGACGCGCGAAGTTGACAGTATTAAGCACTTATACGCGCCTGCTTTGCACCTTGTGTCTGGTTGCGCTAGTGCCAATGTGATCGGCACTAGAACGCCTAAAAAGGTGCGGGAAATGCCAGCGCTACCAATTGGTGACTATATCCTGATTAATGATGTTATTGGCTTTCGTAGCAAGTTGGAGCAGGCGCTTGCAATAACGGCAAAAAATGATCGTCGCCCTATACTCGAATGTGTAAACCTCAAGATTGAGAATAACACGCTATCGATTGTCGCCGCGGATGGCTGGCGCTTGTCGGTAGATAAGATCGAAGTTGAATCGGGCGATATCGCTGGCAATTGGAATTTACACAATACTGATATCCGCGCTTTACTGGCAATACTGCCAGCCAAAAACGCTCAATCTACATTGACTCTAAGCACGGCGGGCGAGTGTATGTTTTTTGTGTATGATCGCGTGATTGCCTGCTTTACCGCTGTTAAGGGAAAGTTTCCAGATTATGATCAGATTATTCCTCGTCAACCTGCTATGAACGTAGCGTTAAACCTTAACGATACTATCCGCCAGATAAAGAGTCTCAAACCCTTCTATAAGGAAAGCGCTAATACTGTCAAAATTGAGATTGTCCAGGGGACAAGCGGCAATATATATCATGATCCTGCTACCGTAACACTGAGCGCCACAAGCCAGGAAAAAGGATCTAGAACGGTAGAGCTTAGAGCAGGCGAGTCAACCGGTAATATCAAGGCTTCGGTCAATGGTGCTTACTTGCTGGAGATACTCGAAAAAATGGCGAAGGCGCTACCCAAAACAAAAAGCACCATTGAGCCTTCCTTCCTGCTCAGTTTGAGCGATCAAGCACCCTGGAAGATCGACTCGTGGGACGCGCAAGGCTGCCCGGGTACGACTTATGTTATTATGCCAATGAGTGAACCACGCTAGAAAGTTGCTATACTTTGGTGATTGACAGATAATTGTCAATCACCTATACTAAACCTACACGACGCGAACAATTGGAGAAAACAACTATGTATAAATCAAACGACACAACCAGCAAAGTTAAGACCCTCGCCGACGAACTTTACAGCGCCTTCCAGAACGACAAGCGCAACGATGGGACAGAGTTTGTACATTTGAAGGATGGATCGCCAGAATGGATGACTCAGGTTATCCACACGGCACACGGTGACAAGTTCCCCGATGATACCGTTTACGAATTTGTATATCGCGCGGCGATGGCGCTGGCAGACGCTGGCGATTATTTACAGGATGCCATCTCGGAGATTGAGCCAGATATCTATACTCATGATTTAACCGCGTGGCTTCATGCACGGGTGGATCACATTGAGTATATTGATCAGGCTATCTCGGAATTCGGGCAATTTGACAGCGGTTTCAACCTGCTCTCAGCGGCCCAGAAAATGCAGATCGATGAGATTAGTTACAGTGTACTGTCAAGCCTGGAAAGCCTCGCAGATGACGCAATAGAGGAAGAATACCAGGCAGACGAAGAAGAAGAATCACACGGCTTTGACTGGGATAATTATCCGCCGATTCAGTCTCGATTTTACTTCGATCAATTGTGGAAGGGACGCGATTATTTGCTGGCGGATGTTCACAATAACGATCTAGTCCTGGCTGATCTCGATTATTGGTTCTGGCTTGATACCAATACCTACAGCGCCGAATAAGCCAGCGTAAACCGCGCGGACCTGGCAACAGGTCCGCTATACCTCATCAAAGCATAAGAGAAGGCTAAAACACTATGAAAACAGACAATATACACGGCTTCACAGTAGGACCAGCAAAGATCGGCACAAACAAGATCGCTATCACACGAATCTCAACCGGTAGGGTTGTTCGCTCCTTCAATGCTAGCGATGCTTATACCAATTGCCAGCAGGCGCTTGAATGGCTCAAGGAAAACAAAAAAGGCGCTCCGATCTATGTCTCCGACTCTGAGCCGAAATTCTCGCAGTATGTGATCGATCATCCTGGCAATGGATACTATGATAAAGCGACCAGCAAGCGCATTAACGCGGCAGCCCAAAAGATCGAGGCGATCAAGTATCTGCAAACCATCGTTAAACCAGGCCAAACCGTCTCGGTCTCGCTGGTTAGCGTGGCACGCTCCGGCCTGAGCAGGCGAGTCAAGTTGTTCTATACCGTGAAGGGTCAAAACCTGAATATTACAGCCTGCGCGGCGACTATTCTGGGCTGGCATTATGACGGGGACTCGGTGCGTGTCGATGGCTGCGGCACAGATGCGGCGTTCCAGGTTGTGTATCACCTTTCCAGCGCTCTATACCCGAAAGGCGCAAAAGTGCCCGCCAGCTATCGCGGGAAGAAGGATGCAAGCGGTTTTGTTCGTGATGGCGGTTATGTTCTGCTGAATCGCTGGCTATAAACTGACAGATCGCACGTAAGCACGCTATACCCGAAAAGCAATAGAGAAAGACAGCGCAACATGAAAACACAATTGACTCCACGGACAAGTATCAAGACTATTCAGCAAATGATCGCAGATGATTTCCAGGTCTTTATCGACAATGATCTGGCTGAAAACATCCGCAAGCACGCAGGCCGCGATCTGATCGTGTGGACTCCTGATCATTTAAAGTGTGTAGCCAATGATCTGCAACTTGAGATTATGACTAACAGCATTGTGTGGTTTGGCACTGGCTATACCAATAAGGAATGGAACATTGAAGCGCCAAACCAGATAGATGATTGGAATACTGTTATCAACCATCTCACAACGCCAGAGTTTGATCCCTTCGTGGATGAGTGGCACGCCGATCAACTTCGCGGTGCATCGTTTGAGTTTGTGCGCACCTTCCTGGATCAGTCTAATAATGATTATTGGTACTGGGAAGACTACAACGTATACCCGTTTGAGCATCAGGCGCAGCCCGTTGTCAAGTTGACCGCGTATCGGCTCGGCCTGCTGCGAGATTGTAACCGCGAAAATGGGATCGATGCGCAGACATTGACGCGCTTTAAACCACAGGCAAAAAGCGCTGTAAACTGGCTCATCCGACAGGGACTCATGATCAAGCATAAGAATGGCGACATGTTTGTAGCCCTTCTGGGTGAACAATACCTTATCCTGTACGCCACCAACGCGCAGGCAGCCAACGATGATGAGATCATGGAAGTTGGCGAAGCTCGCCATATACTCGCAAAAGCTATCATTAACCAGACCGAAAGCGATACCGATGGAGATAGCTTCGGGGACTGGGCTTTCGGTGGCGGCATCTGGGACTCCTGCCAGACGGTTGATCAGGCATGGGATCAGGTTGTCCTTTTTGCTCAGCAGTGGGACGATCTGAGCCAGCAGGATTATTAAAATGAAGCCATCCGAGATCATCCAGATGTTAAAGCAGGTCCGCAGCGAAGGCGATACATTTATCATCGTCTCAAAGAGTGGCTATACCCAGGTGGGATTAAAGCCACAGATAGGGCGTACCATTAACATCACCGGTGCGGTGCGCTTCGCCTTCGATTTGCCTTATCAGGGTAAGTGCATCCACGCCACAGGCGAAGCGGTGCAGGCGCTCTTGGATGGTCTCGAACCGAAGCGGCTACCAGTGGCAGCCAGGCCAGCGCCAAAGAAGGCTGCGCCAGTCGTGGAGGCTATACCCGATTTTGATACGATGAGCAGTGAAGAAGTGATCGCATGGATCGAGGCTCATCCCGATGCAATATCCGCTGCAAAGGTTATATAAGGAATCACTATGGAAATTAAAAAAATGAAACTCAAGAATCTGCTTATCATGAGGCTGATCCAGGAGCATTCCAGGGACGTTGATATACCTTTCTTCGTTAGTCGAGTCGTCAGCGGGGAAAATGTTGAAGTTGTAGCCGCCGATCTCGCTAAACTAATGGATTATCACTTCAGCGAAATCACTCGCTACCCATATAGCAAATGGGGCAATTATGAAACACTGATGATCCACTATACCGCTGAATACCCTGAAGTGTTGTCTGGACTGGTGGCAACATGCAACTAGAACCGCTCCCCTGGGAAACCGCCACTGTAATTCGCTCTGTCTCCGATGATGGCGCTGTATACGCTGTCCAGGTCGTGAGCAGTAACAAAGATCGTGAGTTTATCCTTGATATACCGCTTCCGATGGCCCGTGATCTGGGCTGGGATGTAAAAGAAGTGAGCGGCGTACCCTGGATTATTCTCGAAACGATGATGGGAATCTATTTTACCTGTGATATACCCCTTCCAATGGTTCGCCCATTGGGATGGGATGCAATGCTCGATTTATATAAGGGAGTCTAACCGTGGACGAAATGCTAACCGTGAAGGAAGTCTCAGAATTGTCGGGTATCCACAGCGATACCATCTCGAAATATATCAGCGGCGCACGGGAGCCTCGTCTCAAGGCTGAACTGGGACACGGTGATGATGGTCGTGTGCGCAATTACTTCAAGCGCGAAGTCGTAGAAGCCTGGGTCAATGAACTGAAAAGACGGAAGTTGACCGAGAAGCGCGGACGCAAAAACAAAGTGATGCCCACCTACTAAAATCGTTCGGTAACTATGAGGATTAGACTATGATCACAAACAAAGAGGTAAAACTCGCCATTGGCGATTGTCCCGATGATCGCACTACCGAGGCACTTGAGGCGCTGGCCAGCTATACCTTTGAGCTTGAGGCTCGTGTGGCTGCGCTCGAAATGAAGCTGGCCCGCCTGCTGGATGCTGTGCCCAGCGCTGGCTTTACCGAGAGTCAACCCATCATCATCCCTGCTCAGCCTTCGATGGGGAAGTCTACCACTGTACGCGATCTGGCTATTGAGGCGGGAATTCTACCTGAGCGTGGCTTTGAGGATGAGAAGGGCAGTCCGAACCGTAAGGACTAATTAAACACAAATGCCCCGATAAGTTGATCGGGGCATTTGTTGCGGCAAAAGAGAAACATATCGCGAAGGGGAGTATAACATGGATATTGAAATTGCACTGGATATTATCAACAAACAGCAGGATGCCTGGATGAATACCAGCAATGATCCGGTTCGCTTCGATATATGGGATGGTCTCGAAGCTGCGAAACGTCGCATTCAGGCTGCGATCATTGTCGCGGTGCTATGCCATTGGGGCGAAGCTACCGTACAGGCGCTAACGGCATCACCGTTTGCGGTAGGAGACCGGGTAAAGCATCGGGACGGCACGATTGGAACAGTCATTGAGAGTCGCGGCGGGGATGCATGGATTCGCGTCAGATGGGACAATCCCGATATATGTATGTATTGGAATCCAGACGTAACATCGCACTACTACGATCCGTTCGGATGGCTCACTGCTTTGCTGAGGGATGTCTATACCGCAAGCCTCTATCACGTCAACTCAACTTATGTAAATGGCTGGGGACACGATGATCCAGACTTTGAAACATGGTTGGAGACTGTGGATTACATTACATATGACAGCGATGGCGATTCCTATGTCCACTATAACTCTGAACGTTTCCCAGACGGCTATTGCTGGCATTATCTGCGTCCCAATGACCTGCGCGGCAGCAATCCAGCAGGTCCAGTGGATGGGTATCCTGAACCTGCGCAACCTGCGCCGAAGCTAAGCAACGCAGGCTGGAAGTTGCTCAAGTTTGCAGCAGAAGTCAAAGAGAATCCACGTGCGCAATATGAAGGCTTGCCTCCCAGCGCTGCCAATCGGGCTTTTGTAAAATTCGATGGTTCTCTGGTGCTCGGCTGCTATGACACTAGCTATAACATTGCCAAACCGCTCATCCGCGCTGGCCTGCTGGAGAAGTTCGATATTTACTATATACGCATTACATCCGCTGGCATCGAGGCGCTGAAAGCACATGACTGACCTGCAAATCATCGGTGCAATTATCGTCCTGGCAATCTGCCTCCACCTGATTGTAGAATACAATCGGCGTGATACAATGTAACTGTTTTCTCCAGTAGCATCGCTACCGGAATAAAGAGAGTGGAGTCGTGTCCGCTCTCTTTTTTTGTGCTATACTCCTTTTATTCCCCCACTTAGCTCAACGGTAGAGCGCCCGTCGGAACAACGGGAGGTTGGTAGTTCAAATCTATCGGTGGGGACCAAAAAGCACCGTGCAAAAAATGCACGGTGCTTTTTTAGGTGGGGGCTAGCAGACCTCACTCTATATACAGGACAACGCTCGACCATCATAGCACCTCAAGGCGTTTTGTGCCACTCTCCATTGATCAGATAACCGATATATCTGGCTGCCGGATCTACAATGCTCGGAGACACTGATATACTGCCATCATCTGAATTCTCAGTCACCACATGCAGAACCAATGGTAGAATGTTACCGCTCGGACAGCACACCCACCATTTACCGTTTATATCCTGCCCGTAATCGCCAGGGTCCAGAGTCAGGATATTCTCGTCATCTGGATATACTCGCATTGTCAAACCTCGCGCCATATACCTTTGGTCAGATAGCCATGCCATTGCTTGCCATCATGGCCGGTCATCAGAATGCTGGGCGTAACGGTGATCGTTCCGTCCTCATGCTCGATTACGTCATGCTTCGCCAGACTGCCAACGCCGAAGCCCTCCGCAGGGACACGCGCGTACCACTTCTCATCTATCGGAGACCGACCATATTCACCCTGATTTACGGGGAGTTCGTCATCTGCCAGATAGACTCGCTTGCCTGGGATCATGCTGTTTTTCGTGCCCCACCTGATACGGGATCGATGGCATTGGTCGGTGGAGTCGGTGTCTCATCCGTTGGTCGCCAGCGATCATGCGCGACTTTCAGCACATGGTCAACCGTAGCCTGATCGACTCCGCGTTCAGCCAGCAGGGTGATCAGCGCTTTGGTTTCCGTTGCGCGGAAGTCATTCATTGACCGAAGCTGCTGGATACGCTCATCCACGTCCGGCGGTTCGCTTTCTCCACCAGACATAACCAGCTCGGCATAAGATATGTCTTTGGTGGCCAGCGTGTGTTCAAGCGCTGTTTTCTGCTCATCGTTCAACAGTTTGCCTGTTTCGCGGAGCGTATACCGGATTCGGGCGAGAAGCTGTTGACGGGGCAATTCGGCAGCCTGCCATGCCTCGCGCTGCTGGTGGTGCTCGGTCTTGATAAGCTCAATATCCTGTTTGAGTTTAACAACATCAGCGGTCAGGTTATCGATCTGCTCGATAAACTTTTTGCGTTCTTCCAACAGACGCGCATTCTCCTCACTGGTTTCTTTGTTGTCCTGGCTGCGATGATACAGGTCCTGCTTGAGATTTGAGATTTCAGTATCAGCAGCGTTCTTGGCATCCCGCAGGCGCAGCATTTCAGAATCCAGCGTGGTGTTGGCCTGCTTAAGTTCGCCAATGGTCCGATCTTGCCCGTTACTGCGCTGGGTTTCGGCCTGAAGCTGGTCTCTGGTCGCATTAAGTTGCGTCTGGAGTTCGGTAGTTCGCTTGGCCTGCTCTAGCACAAACTGTTCCTGGTCTGCTTTCAGTTTGGCAGTAGCGACATCGGCATCCTGCTTGATTTTCTGGGCTGCTTTGACGGCCTCAGCTTTGATGTTATCCTGCTGCGCCTGACTGTCTACCTTAGCCTGCTTACTTCTCGCCCATGAGCGCAATTCAACCGCTAATGCAGTGGCAAGAGCGATAAGCAGAGAAATGATTGCGCTGGCTACTTCAGGCGACATAATTTATCCTAATAGAAAAACTGGACCTTCAAGCGGCCCAGCGTCACTTCGTTACCGTCTCGCAGCATGGATCTCTCCCCTTTGGCAATTCTGGTCCCATTCACATAGGTGCCATTGGCGCTGCCCGTATCTTCGATATACAACTTGCCATCTGCCACAATAAGTTTGCCATGAGAACGCGAAACGCCCAGCGAGATAGCATCGAAGGGCGAAAGGTCTATATCAGCTATGAAGTCCGGCGTACTGCGTCCGATGATAAGTTCGGTACGCTTGAGAAGGTTTACCCGCAATGGTTTGCGGTCATCCCCTATACGCAGTGTAAGATGGGAGCCTGCCACAAAGCTGTGGGTCCCCCACTCGACACGGACAGATTGTTCTGGATTCTCTATACGATGGGTAGTGATACGATTGTCCACCAGCATAAATCCGCATTCATTGCAGATGATGGTGTTCGCAAGATATGGCGCTTTACAGCGTGGACATAGTAGTTGTGTGCTCATATAGAAAAAGTGCTGGGCCACCGGGAGGACATTTTTATCCAGGCCATTTCGGCATTCGCGGTGTTTCTAACCCATGAGGTATAAGTAAACCACACTTAAATCAGACACACAATTGCGATATTCGTGGTAATACAGGCGTTTTACCCCGAAAGATTGTCTTCTGTCGGGGGATCGTACTGATGCGGTTTGTACACATCCCAGTTCCAGAGCCATGAAGGGATGCACATGGCCTCAATGATGAGTCGTCTGGCTATTTCGAGGTCTGCCAGAATAGCGGGGTCGAGTCCAGGTGGGGGAAGCTGCGGTAGCGGGAATATTTTGGGCTTTATCTCTTCTGGCTGGTCGTCCATCTAACACTCCTTGAGCGCATTCTCAATCCCGTAAAGTTCACTGAGCAACAATACCTCTTCCATCGGAGTCAGGGCGAAGTCCTCAAATTCACCGTCCAGCGATACAAAACGATGGGTGCGGCAGATAATAGGACCGCTGTCGATGTCATCAATGAAATCGTTCAGGAAATCGCTTTGCTCCTGATAGTCCTGAAACATGGTGAAGTGGAGGATGGGCAGCATCAGTGTCTCCAGCGGCTGATAGTAATATTCATCGGGTGAGACTGGTAATAATCATAGGTATGTCCCTGCGACCAGTCGGCGTAACCCTTCGGAGCATCAGCCATAAACAGGGGGTTGGTGGGACGAGCATTCTCCCAATCCAGGAAGGTGTCTACCAGGTCGGGAGGCCAGTCTCTATACTGCGCCAGCCGCTCAGCAGTGCGTTTGGCCTTCTGCTTCTCTTTGTGTTGGCGAAGGAAGTTCATGAGTTCTGTCGCCAGTGCTCATCTGCCCACTTGTCCTGCTGAAGACGCAATTCGGCCTCGGCTGCTTTGTTTATTGCTGTGATCCTGTCGGCCTCGGCATTCTGGGCTTCTACCCAGAGTCGGAATGCCTCGTCATCATCATCATACCCTCGAAGAATACTGGCTGGTCTTGAATAATCCCCGTCTTTTATCTGGAATGTCCATACGCCATCTGGCGCTACGAAAGACAGTTCGCATCGGTCTTCTATTGGAGGAGTCTTCCGTCCCTGACGATGAGGCATACCAAGCATCGTAACGTTAACAATGCCCTTCCTGCTAACTCTCAGTGCCAATTCTGAGAATTCAGCATAGGGGACATAAGGTTCATCCCCTGTAAACTGCTCAAAGTATGCTTCGATGGCTCTAATCATTGCGCTTCGACTCCTCTCGTATCAGGTATTCGTTGTAGGCATTAAGCGCCGCAGCCATCTCCTGGTTATACCGATCCTGTGCTTTGCGCATGTCCTGGTCGTACATCGTGTCTTCAAACTGCTCATCTATCGGGCGATTGATCATATGATCATGCCAGCACTGAATCTGGCGATGCTTCTTCCAGCGATCCATCAGCCAGATAAGGATGGCAGCGATAATAATTCCAGCGGCAATCTGATAAAGGTCATTCATCCGAGTCGTCTCCTGAGTTGGGATCATCCGGCACCACCTCGGCAGTCACATCAATGACCAGTGGCGGATCGCGATCTATTCCCATCATCATTGCTTCGAGAGGACCAACCGTTCGATAACTGCCCTTTTTAATCTTGCGGTTGATAGGTTCGGGCGGTTTTTCCAGTGTGCGATCTACCATCACCCATTTGCCATCGATCAGCGCCACAATTACAGTTGCGGCGTAATCGCTACCAGCCGCAGGGTCTATACCCAGATAATAAGTCCAGTGTTCAGGCATCCTGCACCTTCCTGTCATTCCAGCCACATTCACAGATAAAATATGCGCCTGCCGGGTCTGACTCGTTGGTCAGACCCTTCCCGTAAGTATTGCCGCAGACGGGGCATACCATCTCATACATTTTGTGAACCGCGTCGGCAATATTGGCGATGGCATCCAATGTTTCCTGACTCATCCCGTCTCGGCCTGCTGCCAGGGCATGAAAGGTGTTACCCTTCCGAGAAGTATACCAGCCCGATGGATGTCCCTTACTTTTTCGCTTGCTCATTCACCTTCTCCAACGCAGCCTTTAAGGCATCGAGAGGATCATAGGCTGTTGCAGTTATATCATAATGCACTTTTCCTACATTACGCCAGAGTCGACATGTCCAGCGTGGATAATTATCATGGTGGATAGTGATAGAGAGTCCTAACTGCCAGACTTCGTGCATCGCCAGTCCCCAGACCGTCATGCGCTCGACATCGAATTCGTTCATATACGATCTTTCACCTCAGCCAGCAGCCGCACCTTGATATTGTCCAGTGAGCGGCGGTACGCACCGAGTCTGTTGTCCAGCGAAGAGAGGTTCCCGATCAATCGACTGGCAGCATCAACATGGTTGGCAGCCAGATTGAGGCGACTCTGCTCATCATCGGCAGTAATCCAGCCCTGACCGAGAAGCGCTCTGACTTCCTCAATGAGCGCCTTCTGGTCTTCAATCATCTGCACGAAGCGCTGGGCATCCTCATGATCATCAAACCAGCCTGCTGTGACAAACCCGGATTCTTCGGGATCGGGCTTGTCATCCACGAAGGTGATATTGCCAGTCAATTCCATTGTGCCATCTTCATCAGTCTGTTCCTGGTCGGCAATGAACTGTCCGCCATTGAGAAAACGATTGAGACGTTCCTCAATGGCTGCGAGGTCGAATTGTTGGTTCATCTAAGACTCCTTCATCTGGAATAGAGGCAAGTCATCGATCCGCGTTTCCTTCACAATATGATGATCTTCAAATGGCTGGCGCAGCCGTTCACGACATATAGCCACATATTCGGGGTTAAGTTCGCTCCCGATGTAGGATCGACCATTAGCCCTTGCCACAAGTCCGCTGGTCCCACTTCCCATGAAGGGATCAAGCACAATGCCAGGGCGCACACCTGCATTGCAATCGCAGTTGATGCTCTGGTCGGGCAGTCTGCGCAGCATGGTCAATGCGTCCATGCAGTGAATAACGTCCACCTGTAATGAGGATGGCACAAAAGGCTGCGCAGGCCAGTCCTGATCTACGATGTCGATGGTCATGATTGCACCTCAAATAGTGATGGCTGCTTAATCTCAGGCTCGGTAACTGCCAGACGCATGGACCGCATGGGATCGTCATAGTAATCCAGCCGCGCCCGTGCAATGCTGGCATATTCGTGGCTGAGTTCTACGCCATAGATAGTTTCCCAGCCTGCCAGCGATGCCCCAATAATTTCGCTTCCACTTCCACAAAATGGGATAAAGAGTCTGCGGGGTCCGAATTCCGCAGGCGGCAAAAGCAGTTTCGCAAGCCAGATCGCCAAATTAATGGGCTTGATCGTGGGGTGCGTGTTCAGTCGCTGTGTCTCACCCCGCTGATAAGCATTATCGATAGCCTTCTTGCGACCATCATTCACCTGCTGATAATCAAAGTGGTCAAGTCCCCGGTTGCGCTCATCCTTGCCAGCTTTTGGCATATACAGGAAAGGGCTGGCAACTTCCAACTGCTCGGCCACTTCCTGCGACCAGTCAGCAGTATGGAAGAATCGGGCAGCCGATCCATCATCACCGTAACCTTCATAGTTGCGCTGGCGATTGAACCGACCTGAGTAGATATTCGCCATCGGTTCGCTCTGGGCATCCACGATATTGCCGCCAGCAGATCGTTCGCCTGCCTGGTCGCCCAACATCTGGACAGGGCACATAGGTACACACTGATCATCCGTGCAATCTGGACTATGGATCAGTGCCAGATTGGAAGGCCAGCGACCACCGCGATCCATCTCTTGTGGCTCAAACTCTATGATCCCCTGACTATGGATAAAATTTCCGCCTCTGATGTCGTTTTTCCAGGGCGTGCTTCTATTCCATGCTGGACCTTCGATGCGACCACCATCAATGTTGATCGTACCGGCACCGGACCCTGTAATGCAATCTCGCGTCCGACCAATATATGGCTTCTGGAAGACGCAGATAGGTTCAAGGGAAGGCTTCATAGCTTGTCCGCCATAACGATGCCCCTCAAAGCGGGGATCGCCTTTGACGCGAGTCGCTTTGGGGAAGCCCTGACCCTGTATCCAGACGATCATAGGATGCAGGATAAAACCTGCATCCTCAATGGCGCAGGCCATTCGTGCGAAGCCGCGAGTACTAGCAAAGGCCATTCCAAATGCACCAGGCAACAGAACCTTACTGAAAGTTGCCCATGTCTCAGGTCGGAATACCAGGTCTCCACCATCCCAATCCTTTCCCATGAATCCTTTTGAGGCTCTGGCGAAAGCACCGTCTTTACCAAACTTGGCAGGAGCGGCATCTGCGCTGCCAAATCGATCAGTGATACTGGTCAAATGATAGGGAGGATCACAGAACATGCTGTGAAAGAGTTCGCCCCGATAATCGTGCGTGAAATCCAGTGCATCCCCCTGGATAACCCGATGCTTCGTTCTGGCTACCATTGGTAGCGCACTGCTCTCTGCGGTCAGGAGTTTCATTGAGCCTTCTCCTTAAACAAGTTCGTTTCCATGAAGTGAAATACCGACTTGCCGTGAGTCAGGTGATAGGTGCTTCGGTTGTGTTTGCTGGTAAACATCGCTACTCGGAACTGCGTGATGGCATCATTAGCTGCCTGCCAATCGTCAAGTGACAGATCAGCGGCTTCATTCTCCGCTGCATTTATCTGATACCGGACCATGTTCTTTAAGCCCTCAAAACTGGCTGGCGAGTCAACTCTGGAGTTCCTGACGAGCAAGGCCGCATCGATCAGCGGTCTGGTGACTGCTTCGGTAATGCCTGAGCTTTGCAGCCACATCATAATACGGTTGATCTTCCCGTCGAGGTCGTACAGGTTCATTTTGCAATCTCCGTGTTGACCCATGATCCGCACGAAGTGCAGTGCAGCATGTTGGGATAGCCAGCACGCTCTTTATCGTAGGCTTCTACGCGATGGCACACGGGACATTCAACCGGGTCAACGAGAGACAATACCTGGATACCGAAGCCCATCGTTTCGCCCAGGACAACTGCGTGCGGTAACTGGATGAGTGTAGAGTCAAGCATCGGGAGCGGTAGTTGACCTGCGTTGAGTGCCAGCGCTGCCATCCCTTTGGACGTGAGATAGAACCACATCTCATCACCAACTTCCTGCCAGTCGATGTAATCATATTCCCACAGATTCTTGAAGGCCAGCCCAAAGGCTTCGCCCATGCTGGACAGGTCGGTGTCTTGCAGGGGATCTCCCTCGTCATTGCATTTGCGCACGAAGGCCAGGATGTCAAGATCGTCATTGGTGAGTGAAAGTGATTCGAGTTTGTTGTTTTCCATTTTAGAAGCCCTCCAGGTTGATGTTGTTGGACACGTAATCGATAAAGCTGGTTGTGTTGCCGACCCAGCGAGTTGTGACACGCGCACCGCTCTTGTGATTGCGCTGCTTGGCGATATGCAGTTCAGCTATTCCGGGCACATTGCTGTTTTCGTCATAGAAGTCATCCCGGTAAATGAAGATGATGGTATCTGCCACCTGCTCAAGCGTACCAGAGTCGCGCAGGTCAGACATGATAGGACGTTTATCCGCACGTTTTTCCAGATCGCGGTTGAGCTGGCTCAGGGCGATCACGGGAATGCGGAAGGTCTGCGCCAGTTCTTTGAGCGCTCGACCAATAACATCGATCTCGTTATTGCGGTTCTGAATAGCCCGTCCGACATTGCTTTCCAGCAACTGCACAAAGTCTATAACCAGCAGGTCGATGCCCCATTCACGGTGCAGACGCTTGATCCGATGGACCAGAGTCTTGACATCCGTGTTGGGTGTGTCATCGATGGCAATGGGAAGTTCCGAGGCAATGCCTGTAGCATCTGTGAAGCGCGTCCACTCTGGACCGGTCAGGTTGCCCTGCTTCATCTGTTCGCCAGTCAGGCCAGATCCACTGGCGGTAACGCGGAAGGTCAGTTCATTGCCCGTCATTTCCTTAGTGACAATAAGCGTATGTTTACCTTGACTGGCAGCCGCTACTGCACTACCCATCGCCAGCGCAGTGTTGTGAGTAACGGTCATATCTGCCAGTAAAAACAGACCATCTCCGTCCAACTCGAACCCAAAGTATTCGCCTTCACCAGCGGACTCAATGCGAATTCCAGTTACATGCGAATCTTTCTGATAAACTGGGTTTCGTGGCTTTTTTCGCTCAATAAGCACAGGAATATCTGTCATGTCTCCCGAAAAGCGCACGCGATAAGCCATTCCAGAGAAGCCCGTTTGACATGTCACAGGCTTCTCAATAAGCGAAGTCCGATAACCAAGCGTATCAGCAAGAAACTTGATCTGTTTCGCCAGATCAGGTAAGGCAAGCGTGATCTCATAGGTGTTATATTCGGCCTGATAGCAGCCATCAGAGTCGATTAGTCCTGCAAGGAGACTGAGACGAATATCACGACTATTTGCAAGATACGATTTAGGTATGTGCTTGTTTCCCAGAATACCGAGTTCGCGCAGTTGTACCTGCAAACTCTGGTAGCGATTCTTCATAGTCGCCTTTATTCGATACGTGTTGCAATGTCTCCCACGATTATTGTAAACAGTCAGAACTTCGCCCCGATCTAAAGCCAATTGCGCCAAATATTCCCCGATTTCAGGATCGGCATTGTGGATACTAGATGATGCCGTAGTGCCATCGCCTAGCCATAGGCCCAAAAAATAAGCGGGGATCGGGACATTGCTCTCAGGAAAATCTACAGCAACCTTGTAGCCCTTGTATCTCGCAAAGAAGCCTGGTCCGCGCGGCTTCATTCCCGTGTTGCCAAGAATTTCATCCACACTGATGTTCAAGATGTCCCCGTGAGAATGCTTTCCTTCATTCTTGGATCGTTTGAGCGAAAGAATATGAGGACCATTGACTTTGTAGGAAATGCCCTTCTGCTGATGTACCCAGTACAACGGTTCTACCCCATGCGCTAACGACAAAACTGAACGAGGGCTTGAGTCGGGTCCCATCAAAAGATTGCTTGTCTTCACATCTTCGACCTTGATGAGATCGCCGTTATAGAGCATGACCTCAGTTCCCTTAGCGAGGCATTTCCCCATGCCAGGTCTTGCAGCAATGAGAATGACTTCGCCATCATTCCAGCCGTGTGCCACCAGTTCTTTGTCGAGATCGACCAGTCCAGTGGAGATACCTGCGGGGACACCGTTGTTGTTATACGCTGTCTGTACCTTATCGTAGTTTTCGCTGGCGAATTCACTGATGAATTTGAAATCGCCATCCTGCCGAATTTTGGTGGCATCGGTCAAAATGTCGTGGGCCTGCTGAATTAATTCAGGAAGGGGCCTATTTGCTTCGATAAAGAGTTGAGCCATATCTCCGCAAGCCTTAAGCCCTTTGCGCCTTACAGACATGTGTTCTACGATGCGTGCGTAGGTTTCTGCATGAAGATGCGTCGGTGTGCCGTTGATAAGTTTTGTGATGGCTGCGGATCCGCCAACTTCTTCCAGTTTGCCTTTGGTAATGAGTTCTTCAACAACAGTGATGTTGTCAATGTCATCTCCGCGATCATCCAGTGCCAGCATGGCCTCAAAAATCCAGCCGTGCTTGACAAGGAAAAAATCATCGGGGGTGAGAAAGCCAGAAACAACCGCAATTGATTCTGGATTGATCATGATGCTGCCCAGTACCGCTTCTTCAGCTTCGACGGAGTTGGGCGCAAGGTCGGGATTAACCAACAAATTTGCGACCATATTTTGCCTCATAGTTTGCTTCTTCAGCTTCGCGTTTGCGGAGTTCGCCAGGAGTCATCATGCGCTTGGGATCTCTGGGGTCGGGAATGAGATTTGATTTTCTGTCGGGTACGCGCTCAACTTTCCAGGTGGTAATGTTCTTAGCAACGTAATCGAAAGATACAGTTTGTCCCTTCCAATAATCTTCCCCCTTCTTTCCCTTCACGTAGACCATCATCTCAGCAGGGGTAATGCCTTCATGGTGCAGGACCAATGCCGCATTGATCACGCCGCGCATGATCTGGATTTGCCAATTCACCACTGGAATTGCTGGGTGGGCTTCAAGCCACGCTTTGAACAGTAAGCCTGCGCTGCGCATCTCATCCGAAGTGATACCAGCCTGAAACAATTCCTTCGAGAATCGTGAGAACGCGCCAACGCTAAATGTCTTGGGGACATATTTCTCCAGCGCTAGCCTCCACGCTTCGATAGGACGCATGTGATCCTGGGTTCGGTCCATCGCCTTTTCGAGACAGATGGGGCACGGCTGCTGTGGATTGGCCTCGGACTGCATACCGCCATAGGATGGCAATGGTCGGATGCCGCAGAATGTCACAGTCGGCTGGTTGGCCTCGCGCACCAGATGGGCGCGCTCGCCATCCAGCGGATAAATCCAGCGCGTCTTTTCAGGCGCAGGCGGAAACTCCACCAGGGGGGTCGCCGCAACTGGGGGGTTCTTAGATTCCAATTCTCCAGTAAGGTCAGGAACGATCACTGGAATATCTGGAACGATCACTTCTGGAATGTTCGGAATTTCCGAAGACTTCACATCCGGGGTTGGAACAACTCCGAAAGAATCTTCTTCTATTGTTGAATCATTCTTGTTATTGATTCTTGTTATATTATTCTTGTTTGGGTAAACCTGGTTTAGTACCCCTACTAAACCAGGTTTAGTACCCTCCTCAACCCCATTTACCCCCCCTACTAAACCAGGTTTAGTACGTAAACCAGGTTTAGTACCCTCGGATCGTCTGTTTATCTCAGAAAGGGTAAAGGTATAGTTGTCCTGAACCACCTTTCCAGCCTTTGTTGTTTTGTAATTCGGTGACGCAACAATGAGTTTTGCTTCAGAGAGTTCATTTAACCCTTTTCGGACAGTCGGCATTGATACTTTAAGCTGCTTGGCAATAGTCTTGATAGACGGATGGGACCTGCCCGTTTTAGACCTTGAATAGTAGCAAAGCAGCATATAGATCGAGAATGCATAGATGCTCAGATCGGGCAGATAAACTTCAACGATTTCTCTGTCAGCCCAAAAGTGTCCAGGGTGGCGTTCAGTTCTGGCTTTCATGGGCTGACCATCTTGTATGATAGTCAACATGGGTGTATACTCCTTAATTGTAGCTTGTTACCCTTCTATGTTTTCCTTTTGCTTTAGCCCGACATACTCCAGTGTCGGGCTTTTGCTTTTGTCAGTCAGTCGGCTTTGTCAGCCACGCCTCGGCAGCCCTCATTGCCTCAACGGGCGTGTGGCATTTCCCGATGGGTCGCCAGCCGCTGAACCGAAACCACCATCCCCTTTCACGCAGGAATACGCAGACTGTTCCGCCCTCAAAATTTCCACGCCAGTGAGAGCCTTCTTCTTTCCAGACGATCTCATTCATGATTTAAATCCTATCTTTAGTGGCACCGGAAGAAGCCACAGATGGCGAATGTTTTGCACATTTTGCAAATCTTCTGGCAGCGGATAAACCTCAATCCCGTACCAGTTGCCGTATCCCACCTCGGCTTTGATGGCATACAGTTCGTCCCAGGTCAGACCATCCTCAAAGCGACCATCGGGACGCACCTTGCACCTTGAGATAGACAGGCGTAGCAACCCCGGATAGTCATCGTTTTTGCAGACGTACAACTGCACCAGATAATTCCGACTGCGCCAGACTGCATCTGGACGCTGCCAGTCGGGGAAACCTTCGGGCGTTGGGATGGCTTCAAGTTCCTCCAGCGGGACCAACGTCAGTCTGGCTGACAGTTTGCCGATGATGGCACGGTTCTCACGAAGCATCTCATTGCGGATATCACGTTTGCTCATTTGGACTCACTTTCGTCAGGCCATAACTCGTCACGATGAGAGATAAGGGCATCAATGAGACTGTCCACCACTGCCCGACTCTTGAGGCGGATTGCTACTATTGGTATCCCGTGATGAAGATTGTAGGCAGCAATAAGCTGCTCCATCGGTGGGGTAAACAGGATATGGATCTGAGTAGGCTTGTCACCCTGCTCAACGTCGCCTGGTGCCCAGTTCGCTACCTGGAGATCATCCACAGTAGCGACGGCTTGCAGATGGTATTTGCCATCCCGATCCTGTTTCTTGGAAATTGGTACGCTCATATCAGATCCTTTTCCTCTCTGCCGAAAAATGCCCATGCAGGCACGAAATCACAACCTGTTGCCTCTGCCGCTCCCTGATCCGCCTTGCCGTCCCCGACCATGAGAGTCTGGGCGGACGTAGCCTGCGCAATCTCCATTGCCCGTAGCAGCATTCCAGGGGCAGGCTTGCGCCAGTCTTCGCGCCACTCGTTAGTGCCCTCGCACTCTACCGGCACCGGACACCACAGGCCAGATGTTTTGCTCTGATAGCGATAGCATTTCAGGACAACGGTCATATACGGTTCTGGAAACAACTTCGATATCCGTGCCTCGAAGCGTTCTGGTGTGGACCATCTGGAAGGATCTCCGAAGCCGTCCTTCTCCATCCAGTGACGCAAGCCAATGCTGCCCTGGTTGGTGCAGATATAGATGATGCCAGGGTTGTCTTCCAGCCACGCAGCGGCATCTGGATAAAGCGTATCCTGGTCGGTGGGGGCCAGTGTGCCGTCGAGATCGAAGATGGTGAGTTTATAGGTCATAGAGTCTCCTTTATCGCGGTCCCGATTTATTGGATGCGCCTGTCTCGGTATTAGTGTTGAGATTTTGCTCTGTGCCCCAATCTTTGGGATTGCTCTGGATGATGCGATACGTCTTCACTGCTACAAAGTCAGTGACAAGAAATTGCACCGTTCCCAACCCATAGCGATTGAAGTTAAGATTGGCATTGACATAATCCTGCACACTGGCTGGCGTAACCTCTGCCATGTAATGAGTAGCAATGAACTCGGCAACACGTCCCATTGTCTCAACTTGA